GAAGTTGGTAGCAAACTTGTGTATGATACGTTCCGGCTTCGATTGATAATCGAAGGTATCAAAAAGGAAGACGTCTCCGAGGTCTAATTCCCGCAAGTCCCTGCTACCTTTTTTATTGTAACCATTTCGTTATTCAATCGTATAATATGCATGAGCAAAAATTTGGTAATTTATTTAAATGTCTTTGATGACATATCAAAGACAGCACAAAGTGTAGAATCGATTAGAAGAGCATGTCATCGATGGGGTGCTAATTTTTACGAGGTGACAAACGTTCAGTATCCAAATGCACCTTATCCCTTTCTCTGGGAAACCCTTGCAGCTTTTGAAGAGTTCAATCACTATGATAAAATTTTAAATTTGGATCATGATATCATCATAAATTCTAATGCTCCAAACATATTTGAGGAATTAACAGATGAATATGATTTTTGTGCTGTTAGAGACGGGAATCCGGGAGGAAGATTTCCTCATAATGATGGATTTCTAAGAGATTCTATTATAAAAACAATTAGTCACGATCAAAATTGCTTTGATCTTTTTCATAGTGTTTTAAAGAATTTTAATTATGAAAAATACTGGCAAAATTATTTTAATTTAGGTGTCTATCTATTTAACCCCAAAAAATACAATCGATTGATTAAAGAAATCAAGCAATTGGCTTTTGATGACAAAAGAGTTTATCAAATGCTTATGGGACAGGGATTTCCTTGGCACGCATTACAGAATTTTTTTAATGCTTACATATCTTCCTCCGATCTTAAAATTAAATTAATTGACAATACTTGGAATTGGATTATGCCAGATATATCCGAGGAATATCACGATGATTTTTATCTGGGAAAAATGAAACCAAACATCTATCATTTCTGTGGAACCCCAACATCAAAGGAGGACCTTCCTTTTTATGACAGATGGAAATAATTAAAATGAATCGATATGGCAAATGGAGTATACAAAATTACAGAAGAATTTGAAAAATCACTCGAAAGCTATACAGGAGCTCCACATGTTGTAACTTTAGACAATCAGAGTAACGGACTTTTTCTTTCCCTATATTATGAAAATTACGTTAAAAAGAGCATAGAAAAAGGAAGTATAAAAATTCCAAGTCGAACTTATCCTTCAGTTCCTTGCGAGATTATTCATGCTGGCCTTAAAGTAGAGTTTGAGCATGTGAAAGGTAAGACGATTAAAGGTGCATACCAACTAAAAGGGAGCAAGGTTTGGGATTCTGCATTGTGTTTTACCTATAATATGTATAAGAAAAATACCCATATGTGCGTTTCTTTTACTGGACCATTTAAGCATTTTAAGTTGTCTAAAGGTGGAGCAATATTAACAGATGATCATGAAGCATATCTTTGGTTTAAAAGAGCTAGATATAGTGGCAGAAGAGAATGTTCTTATCATGACGATCACTTTGATATGCTGGGATGGAATTTTTATATGATGCCAGAATTAGCAGCAAGGGGTTTACTCATGATGGGACAATTTTATGATCCTACAACGGGAAAACCTAAAAACAATCCAGATCTGGAACTACCATATCCAGATTTATCAAAATTTGATATTTATAAAAAATGAGTAAAAAATTATCTATAATAATTCCCTCACTAAACAGGGAAAAATTACTTATAAGTTCTATCAATAGCATAGTAGAAATTTTTAATTCATTCAACTTTCAAGATTATGATGTACATGCTATAGTAAATGGGTCAAACAAAAATACAACAGAAAAAATTAGAGAGAATATTTTTTTACATCATCATGAAAAAAAATTGAATCCTGGAATAGCGAGAAATATAGGAATTGAAAAAAGCGACTCTGAGTGGATTTGGTTTATTGACGACGACGATGAAATAGTAGGTGAAAACATATCAAAAGTAATAGATTTTTTATACGACAAAAATGGTAATCATGGATTCGATTTAATAGCTCATTCTTTAAAAAATAAATACATTCCGGAAGATAATAAGAGATCTCTATTGGAAAATGTTTGTTTTTTTAAAGAAAAACAGGAGGCATTCAATTACATTTTCAAAAGAGATTTAATAAAAAAGCATAATATATTATTTTCCGACGGATTACACGAGGATATCAGATACGTAACAGAACTGATAATAAATTCCTCCATCATTAAAATATTTGATTTTTTCCTGTATAAAAAAATTAACCGGGATGATTCGATAACTAAAAATCTCAATCCATCTAGAATAGATGGATATTTACTAGCAATCAGCGAGATTCAATCACTAGATAGCGATGAAATTTCTTCGATGTCTAATGGAATAGTGACACAGTGTCTAGGAACTATCCTATATCTAATAAACAAATCCCAAAATAAGTTGGAGCTACTAGAATATCTGGACAGCAAATTCACATTTTATCTAAGATCAAAAATAACCGAAACGTATAGTGAAAAAGATACTAATTTCAAATACGCTGTTTCTCTTTACATTAATAAGAAAGACAATCTAGTATTTCTTGAAAGATTAAACGAATGCTTTTCTAGCTATCTCTCTTGTAGAGATCTAAAAAACTCAATATTTCTTGGTCCGAAAGAAATAATAGGATGCTGTAAAAGATTCTTTTATAATGGTAAGATGAAGGGTGACATCGTTTTAATGTCGGAATCAATAGATGTTAATTTAGATTCTATACTTAAAAGAAAGGCTGAGGTTGAAGATGGGATAAATTCACAGACATATGAACCTTGTGAGGGGTGCCCTTATATAGAAAGATATAGTAGATTAGAAAATAAAAAAATAAACTACATAAGCTTAGAAAATTTCACTTATTGCAACATGCGTTGTACTTATTGTTCTCCTAAATATTATGGGGGTAAAGAAGCAGTATACAACACTCATGATATAATTAGTCAATTAATAGATGGTGAATATCTTGACGATAAAGTACACGTTGTTTGGGGAGGGGGAGAGCCAACATTACAAAGGGAATTTGGGGAAATAACAGAGAAACTAATAAACATAGAAAATGTCTATAAGATAAGAGTTCTTACAAACAGTCTAAGATTTTCAAACGATCTTTATAACCTAGCATCGAATGATAAAATAAGGATAGTTACTAGTATAGATGCAGGAACTCAAGATGTATTTAAAAATATCAGGGGAAAAGGAGAAATTTTAACAGTTTTAGAGAACCTAAAAAAATATACAGAGCAAACCAAGGATCCAGAGAATCTAACTTTAAAATACATTCTAACTGAACAAAACTATCATTCCAATCAGTTAGAACAATTTGTAAAAACTATAAAAGAATTTGGATTTGAAAACAATTTTGTCCAAATAAGTTGTAATTTTTTATATGATCATCTGGGTGATGAGATAATATTTTCAATATACGAATTAGCAGCTAGACTATTAAATAATGGATTTAAGTTTGTTTATTTTGATGATTTAATCCGTGACAGATTAGCTATAAGTGAGGATATTGCGGATAAAGTAATCAATTATTTGTCGGAAAAATACCTCTATCACGATGATATAATTTCTTATAAGAGTAATAAACGGGTAGTTCTTTGGGGAGATGGATACCAATCTAGATGGATAAAAAACAGCACAACCTTTGGAAAATCTAATAAAATAAGGGGAATCGTTTCCGATATAAATGGATTTAACAATTTGAATTTAAATGTGGGTTTTACAGTATCCCCTGCCGCAATCCAACAATTACCAGACATATTTAAGGAAATTAAGAAGGAAAAAGATGTCTATAATAAATTGAAATTCCACATATTTCTATAATAGAATATTTTTAAAGAGAATTATAAATGAAAAATAAAAAATTAAAAGTTTCTGTCATAGGAGGGGGTATAAATTCTGCAGTGGGATACGCACACTATTCTGCTATTAAGCTTTCAAACAAGTTCGAGATAACCTGCGGAAATTTTAGCAGAAATTCAAAGACTAATAGGGAAAGCGCTGAAATATATGGAGTGAATAAAGTTTATAGCGACTATAGGACTATGCTGTTGGAAGAAAAAAATAATATAGATGCAGTTGTAATATTAACCCCTACGGATCAGCATTATGATCAGTTAGACCTTGCAATAAGCTTAGGAATCCCTATTGTTTGTGAGAAATGCTTGATCGCTAATAATTTGGAATTAGAAAAACTGAAGGAGAAACAATCTAATAATTTCATAGCAGTTGTTTTCAATTATCTCTGTTATCCTATGTTGAAGGAATTAAAAAGCATAATTGATTCGGGTGGAATTGGAAAAATTTTACAGATTCAAATCGAGATGCCGCAAGAAGGATTTCTTAGGCACATGAACGGATTACCACTTAAACCACAAAAATGGAGATTAGTGGATGGAAGAGTTCCCACCCTTTCTCTTGATCTAGCAACGCACACATATTCTATAGTAAGATTTTTAACATCACAAAATCCTTTAGAGGTTATTGCAGTCGAAAGTAGTTTTGGAAATTTTCCTGGAATAGTTGATGATATAAATTGCATAATTAAATACACGAATGATATAATTTGTAATATGTGGTATAGTAAAACCGCATTAGGGAATAGAAATGGATTAAGGGTTAGAATATTTGGGTCTGATGGAAGTGCAGAATGGTACCAATTAGAACCAGAAGTAATTCACATGTCAGATAAAAGTGGAAAGATATCTTTGCTAGATAGGGGATCTGAAGGATTATTAACAGCTAATGAATTCAAATATAATAGATTCAAAGTTGGGCATCCTGTAGGATTTATTGAATCCCTCGCTAATTTTTATGAGGACGTCTATGATGATTTTAAAAAAAGTCATGATGATCGCGTTACATATGGTCTAGAGCAATCAGAGGAGTGTATTAAACTGCTAGAGGCAATATCTAAGTCATCCGAAGAAAAATCTTGGCAATCCTTATGAAAAAAATTTTACTGCTCGATACTAACGTTTCATCGTTTCCTATTTATAATTTTTTGGTTAACGAGGGATATGAAGTTTATGTTGCTGGATCAAAAGAAAATGATTGTCTGGCAAAATGCTCTACTAATTATATTTTTTTAGACTATTCCAGAATAGAAGAATTAAACAAAATAATTGAAGATTATAAATTTGATTATATTGTTCCAGGGTGTAACGACATGTCTTATGCTTGTGTTACTAAAATAAATAAATCTAGAAAATTTCCTGGATTAGATCCGACTGAAATTTGCGAAACTATTAATAATAAATCGATGTTTAGAGATTTTGCAATTTCGAATGGATTAAATGTTCCCAAGGTTTATTCTTTAAAAGATGCTTATTGTGTTAATGTTCCACTAATAATAAAACCAGTTGATGCTTATAGCGGGAGAGGGATTTCTATAGTAAACGAACCAAACAAGATGTTACTAGATTTGGCTGTTGAAAATGCTATAAAATTTTCAAAAGACAAAAAATATGTAATAGAAGAATACAAAACAGGTCAGCTATACAGTCATTCTGCATTTATAGAAAACAAAAAGATAGTAAAAGATTTTATAGTTGTAGAAAATTGTACTGCCAATCCTTTTACTGTGGATTCTAGTTATGTTGTACATGATGACTTTCCTGTTAATTTGCTAGAATCAATAAGGAAAGATATAGAGATAATAGCAAAAATTTTAAAATTAGAGGATGGTCTTATTCATACGCAATTTATAAGGTCTGGAGATTCTTTTTATATAATAGAGGTTACCAGAAGATGTCCGGGGGATTTGTATAGCTTGCTGATTGAAAAATCTACAAATTTTAAATATTCACAAAATTATGTTAGACCTTTTATTGGGAAAAAAATAATACAATCCACATCAGAAGAAATTAAAAAATACATTTTTAGACACACTATATCTAGCGATGCAGACCTTTTTTCGATTGGAATTGAATTTAAAAACGAATTGGATATAGATTTATACATTTCTCTTTCTGTTACTGGGGATGAAATGAAAAAATCACCATTCAGTAGATTTGGTCTGGTCTTCATTAAATGTAACGATCAGAAGGATCTTGAGAATAAATACGGCCTAGCTTTGAGGAGAGAACTATATTATTATAAGAGTATATAGAGATATTTTTATAGAAATGATTACAGTAACTGAAAAAGCAGCACAAAGAATTAAATACCTAATAGAAGAAGCAGAAGATTCTAAGTTTTATCTAAGAGTATCTGTTAAAGGGGGAGGATGTAGCGGACTTTCATATGATTTATCATTTGATGACGAGATGAACGAAAAAGACACTCTTTATGAAGATAAAGCAGTTAAAATATTAGTGGATAATAAATCCATTCTTTATCTGTTTGGAACTGAACTAGACTTCTCTGACGGACTTAACGGTAAGGGATTTCAGTTCGTAAATCCTAATGCCTCCCGCACATGTGGATGTGGAGAAAGCTTTGCTGTGTAGCTTGATATATAGCTACATGATAAAGGGGTTTTCTGAATACATTAACGAAGCTTATAGCAATCCTAAAAATTATACGGATTTAAAATACGGAAATCCACAAAAGTGGCAAAAAGAAGCCATGGACAGAGGATCTAACCTTTTAAAATCTGTCAAAGAATCAAATCTTTGGGAAAAATGGACTTCTAGTTTACCTCCCAATCAAGATTCAGAGGAGGTAAAATCCGATTTACAAAATTTAATTCTCATGGGAAATTCTTTAACCGAGGAGGAAAAAGAGTTTGTAAAGGATTCAGAAAATGATATGCTAGGAATCTTTGAGAAATTTTTAAAGTTAAATGGGGTTGATTCTATTAAGAAAGAAGATTTGGAATCGGTAACAGATGAATTGGATCCGATCACTTTTATTTTAAAATATCAGTTTAACTATCCTAGACCACTTCAACTGGCTCTTGTCCACGACATACCCCTTTATCCAGAGCAGCCAACTAACGCTTGCAGTCCCGCTTATCCTTCCGGACACTCAATAGATGCTTTTGTGATTGCTGGATTGATTGCTAAAAAATACCCTCAACTTGCCGATGATGTTTCTAAGCTTTCTGAAAGAGTTTCTATGACTAGAAACCTGGGAGGAATACATTTCACGTTTGATTCATCCTTTGGTAAAGAAATAGCAGAAGATATACTTTCTTTGGATCTTTTATCCCTTTAGAAAAATAGTTTAACCGATTAAACTTTCCCGTTTGTTTTATTGAATATATAAATTGGGCTTGATAAAAGGATATCTCATTGATACACTAATCATGCTGGAGAAATTGTATGAATTATTATGGCAAATTATAGAATTTTAGGACAAGAAACTGTTAACAATTCGGTAAGTCCGGGACCTACCCTTGTAACACTTTATACGGTTCCTCAAAATGCTTCCATTCTAATCAATGCAATAACCGGATATAATGAGGGATTTAATAGTGGATATCTTACCGTTGCAGTAAAAAGGAACGGGGACGAGGACTATTCTCCAGATCAAATTGTTATAAATACTCCCTTAGCACCCGGTGCTTCAATACAAATTTCTCCTCAATTTTCTCCTGTTGGTTTAACTGCCGGCGACGTAATACTTTTAGTTGGTAATTATTCTCCTGCCCCTACAACAGTAGCGGTAACCTTATTCGGTGAAGACGGGGCTTCTAGCGGTGGATCCGGCAATGCAGGAACATCCGGAACTTCAGGAAACAGTGGGGGCTCAAGTACTTCAGGAAGTAATGGTACTAGCGGGACTTCGGGAACTAATGGATCTACAGGAACTGGTGGTACTAGTGGTACCTCTGGAATGAACGGATCTATCGGAACTAATGGTACGAGTGGAACCTCAGGTGAAACCTTCGGAACTAGTGGAACGTCAGGGGCAGCTGGTGCTCCTGGAGCAGCGGGATCTTCTGGAACATCTGGGGTTTCCGGAGCATCTGGTTCTTCTGGAACCTCTGGGGTTTCCGGAGCATCCGGTTCTTCCGGAACATCGGGAAATTCAGGTTCTTCTGGAACATCTGGGATTTCCGGGGCATCTGGTTCTTCCGGAACATCAGGAAATTCGGGATCCTCTGGTACATCAGGAAATTCGGGAACCTCTGGTACTTCGGGAGAATCTGGTTCTGCTGGTACATCCGGATCATCTGGAACATCAGGAAACTCCGGGTCATCCGGTACATCAGGAAACTCCGGGTCCTCCGGTACATCAGGAAATTCGGGAACCTCTGGTACTTCTGGGGAATCTGGCTCTTCTGGAACATCAGGATTCTCTGGGTCCTCCGGAACATCAGGAAACTCCGGGTCATCCGGTACATCAGGATCCTCTGGAGAACCCGGTTCTGCCGGAACATCGGGATCCTCAGGTACATCTGGTACATCAGGAAACTCCGGGTCATCCGGTACATCAGGGTCATCCGGTACATCAGGGTCCTCTGGTACATCTGGTGCTGATGGTACATCCGGTTCTTCCGGAACCTCGGGAAACCCTGGATCATCAGGGACCTCTGGAACATCAGGAAACTCTGGATCATCGGGGACCTCCGGATCCGCTGGAACTTCTGGTTTAAGCGGAATATCTGCAGGACAGATTTATTATTTTAACCAATCTCAGTCTTCTGACATTTCTCCATATAAAGTCCTTAGTGTTTACCCATCAGGAGCTGCTGAACAAACAGTTCCTATGGTATTAACGGGCGGGCAATTGAATGTTCTGGTAAGTCAATTCCTGACCCCCGAATTGGGATTTGCTGTAATTCCACCAGGCACTCAGAGATTTCATCTGCATTTTTTAAAACAACAGTTTAATGATGACATAGATGGCTATGTTACCATAGAACTTGCAAATTCGTCAGGTGTAGGATATGGCACTATTATTCAATCAAACAAAGCTTTAATTGGATGGGTGAGTGTTTCTCAATCTTATGAGCTGTTGGTTGATATTGTTTTACCTTCAGTATACATAAACACCACAGACAGAATGATTGTCAAGGTTTACGTTGACAATAATGAAGCAACCGTCAGAAATTTAACTTGGTACACAGAGGGGGCTCAAAACTATTCATATGTAATCACATCGGTTGGAGCAATTGTAGCAAGCTCTGGAACGTCAGGGAGTTCTGGAACTAGTGGATCAAGCGGAACTTCGGGATCCGGGGGTTCATCAGGAACTAGCGGATCTAGTGGATCGGAGGGAACTTCAGGTAGCTCTGGTACTTCCGGCAGTTCTGGAACCTCTGGAGAAGATGGAACTTCAGGTAGCTCTGGTACTTCCGGCAGTTCTGGAACCTCTGGAGAAGATGGAACTTCGGGATCTGGGGGTTCATCAGGAACTAGCGGATCTAGTGGATCGGAGGGAACTTCAGGTAGCTCTGGTACTTCGGGAACCTCTGGAGAAGATGGAACTTCAGGTAGCTCTGGTACTTCGGGAACCTCTGGAGAAGATGGAACTAGTGGATCTTCAGGTACATCAGGAACCTCGGGGGTGTGCGAGTGTCCACACAGCTACACTATCACGGCTCCAACGGATATCACGTGTTACTCTTTAACAAATGACGGAGATCCCGACAACGTAAATAGTACAAACTATCTCGATTGTAACGGGAATCCTGCGGTCATTTACAATAAAATTTTTCTCACACCAGCTACTTATTTCTGTGCTCAGACCGGATCTGTTACAACTGATTCGGGGCTCACTGTAATATCAGTACCTGATGATCCTGGATCTTGCGACGGATGTTGCGATGGATATGCTTATTCTTATACCGACGAAACAGATACTATCATAAGTGGAATCATATATGACGGAGAATCTCTAACTTTCTGTGCGATCCCAGGATCTGTAGTTTGGTCCCATACAATAGTAGACAATGGGCATTGTGTAGGAAGTTCAGGTACTTCCGGCAGTTCTGGTTCGAATGGTACGTCAGGTAGCTCTGGTACTTCCGGCAGTTCTGGTTCGAATGGTACGTCAGGTAGCTCTGGTACTTCCGGCAGTTCTGGATCTTCTGGGACATCAGGAACTGATGGTTCCTCCGGTAGTACAGGTACTTCTGGTTCTTCCGGCAGTTCTGGATCTTCTGGGACATCAGGAACTGATGGTTCCTCCGGTAGTACAGGTACTTCTGGATCCTCAGGGTCATCTGGAACTTCCGGAACTGATGGATCTTCAGGTACATCAGGTAACTCTGGTTCTTCTGGAACCTCAGGATCAGCAGGTACATCAGGAAATGAGGGTCCCCCTGGATCTTCGGGAACGTCAGGAATTGATGGAACCAACGGATCGACAGGTTCTTCTGGAACCTCAGGAAACTCTGGTTCTTCAGGTACTTCAGGTACTTCAGGTAGTTCTGGTTCAACTGGTACTTCAGGTACTTCAGGTAGTTCTGGTTCAACTGGTACTTCAGGTAGTTCTGGTTCTTCTGGAACCTCTGGTTCTTCTGGTTCAACTGGTACTTCAGGTACTTCCGGTAGTTCTGGTTCAACTGGTACTTCAGGTAGTTCTGGTTCTTCTGGAACCTCAGGAAACTCTGGATCTTCTGGAACCTCTGGAGCATCAGGATCTTCTGGAACCTCAGGAAACTCTGGTTCTTCTGGAACCTCTGGAGCATCAGGTAGTTCTGGTTCTTCTGGAACCTCTGGAGCATCAGGATCTTCTGGAACCTCAGGAAACTCTGGATCTTCTGGAACCTCAGGAAACTCTGGATCTTCTGGAACCTCTGGAGCATCAGGATCTTCTGGAAACCTCAGGAAACTCTGGATCTTCTGGAACCTCTGGAGCATCAGGATCTTCTGGAACCTCAGGAAACTCTGGATCTTCTGGAACCTCTGGAGCATCAGGATCTTCTGGAACCTCTGGAGCATCGGGAGCTAATGGATCTTCTGGAACCTCTGGAGCATCAGGATCTTCTGGAACCTCTGGAGCATCAGGAGCTAATGGATCTTCTGGAACCTCTGGAGCATCAGGAGCTAATGGATCTTCTGGAACCTCAGGAAACTCTGGTTCTTCTGGAACCTCTGGAGCATCAGGAGCTAATGGATCTTCTGGAACCTCAGGATCTTCTGGAACCCGAGGTTCCTCAGGAACTTCAGGAGCTTCCGGTGGAAACGGAACATCCGGAACTTCAGGAGCTTCCGGGGGAAGCGGAACATCCGGAACTTCGGGAGCTTCTAGTTCAGCAATATCTAGTAATAACATCGACAACTATGTTGTTACCATGACTGGAAACAATTCCACGCCTTTCCAAGGGGAGCCTAACTTAACATTCGATAATACGAGACTTTTTGTAACTGGGAAAGTAAGGGTTTATCAAAATCCATTAAGCATAAGTTCAGGAAGTCTTTCTTGGCCTTTAAGATCTGGAGCAAATGCAACAGTTACTTTAAATCAAAATGTAACTACGTTTACACTTAGCGAATTTGAAGCTGGAGATACTGGGGTATTAATAGTAAAACAAGATGCTACTGGAGGTAGAACAATGGTACTTCCCTCTAGTTCACAAGTAGTTGGAGGAGGATCTTATACCCCAACATCCGCTGCAAACTCACAAGACGTTCTTGGAGTTTACTACGACGGAACAACATATTTCTGGACCATTGGGCTCGCTAGTGTTACAGGTAACTTACTTACAATAAACAATAATGCAGATCACAGAATATTGACTGCAACTGGTAGTGCTACTTCGATAGACGGAGAAACAGGATTGACTTATAACAGCAGTACATTAGCAGTAACTGGAGCAATCACAGCAACAGGAGATATCACTGCTTATTCATCTTCGGATGAAAGATTAAAGGATAATATTTCGGTTATTCAGGATGCTTTGGAAAAGGTCTCTAGCATAAGAGGAGTGGAATTTGATTGGAACGACAAGGCTCATGAAGTTAATAGAGGTCACGATCTTGGAGTAATTGCTCAAGAGCTGATTAAAGTTCTTCCTGATGCAGTTAAAGAAAGAGAAGATGGATATTATGGGGTAAGATATGACAGAATTATACCTCTTCTCATAGAGGCTATAAAAGACTTAAGAAAAGAAATAGAAGAACTTAAAAGAGAAAAATAATGACACATTTAGAGCCAGTAATAGTTCAAAATGAAATACCTCCATACTTTGATATTTACTTTGAAAACACCCTTCCAGAAGGTGAGGATGAATTTTCTTTTTCTTTTGGACCCCAACCGGGATACGATACTTGGGAGATAGAATTCGCTGAAGGATCAACTGATTGGGAGGTTAAACCTGATGGCTGGGTACAGATTGAAATAGGATGGGGTCAAGAAACATATTTAACCCCTTTCCATCATTTGAACCAAATAATACATTTAGAATTTAATAGAATCCATGTGATGAAACCCGGAACTCTAAAAACATTAAAATTAAGAGGTAGAAGAATAGCATTGAAAGATAAATCATGAGCCAGAGATATTACATGACCAGCTTAGGAAGAAGGCCTACTGGACCATCTACTGCTATCATCGGTAGTGATGCCGATGTTCTGATGTTCAGATATGTTTGGCCAGGAACTTTGAATGGAGGTGATGCTGATACATTCACTGGCATTGAACCAGGAACTGGTACATCCTATGATGGTATAAAAAATGCTAGCGGGGCACCAACCCGTTATGTTGGATATGCTCCAGGGGGAGGAATGACATCTACTGTGGGCTCGACGACAGGCATAAATACCTCAACAACACTCATTTATTGGGCTGGTGATAATACCTCAACTGCTGGACAGGAAGTTGTTTTAGTTAGACCCAAATCAATAGCTGCATTAGACACCTCTATAACAAGATGGAAAATCGGAATATATCTCAATTGGTATGATACAGTAGGGGTTGGGTGTATGGACTTTATAATCAGGTGCTACAGTGGTTCAACTTTCTCGGATACCGGTACAGACATCAGTGCATCAGGGGGAACGCTTTTAAGAACTTACCTGTTTAATGCTAATACAAACAACCAAAATAATCCCTCTGGGACTGGATACCCATCGAATGGTATCAATGGATATGCTCAAATCGGTATTTTTGAATTTTTTTCCAGTGGAGATGGGTTTTTTAGATATAATCTAACCTCTATCGGGAGCTGCAGTACTGAGAATGATATGGCTTAATTTTTTTGTAACTTTTTTGTATATTTGTATAAAATAGATATTCAAACGATATATAGATCAATTAACATGAAAAAAGGTTTCAACATATTGCCCCTTCATAGTTCGTTATCATCTTCAACAAGAAGACCGATAACCCCTGTGGAGAATCTGGGCAATTAAGAAACTTAAATTCATTTTAGTTCTAAAAAACCCAGATCTCCTTCAAAAGAGGTCTGGGTTTTTATTTAGGGTTCTTTGACATTGTGGAAAATAACGGAGGCTTGGCAGAGCGGTCGAATGCGGCAGTCTTGAAAACTGCTTTACGGGTAACTGTAACCGGGGTTCGAATCCCTGAGCCTCCGCAATTGCCTCCTTAGCTCAGCTGGTAGAGCGACGCACTTGTAATGCGTAGGTCATTGGTTCGATCCCGATAGGAGGCTCGATACTAACGTAAAACTTGTACACTAACATAATCCTTGTTAGCGTACAAAAAGTTCGTTAGCAGTCAAATAGAGAGGTGTCCGAGAGGCTGATGGAGCACGCTTGGAAAGCGTGTTTACGAGCGATCGTAACAAGGGTTCGAATCCCTTTCTCTCTGCACATGCCGGTGTGGCGGAATGATGACTTGGCCAGTCATAGACGTCCCTGATCTAGAGTGGGGGTGTAACCGAAAAGGACACCGTGAAGGTAAACAACCCTTCCACCGGCACCTTTTGCCTGGGTGTTGGAATAGGTAGACAAGACAGACTTAAAATCTGTTGGACTGCAAAGTCCGTGCGGGTTCGATTCCCGCCCCAGGTACAAACCAAAAACAGCGTCGAGCCACATTTTGCGTCGTTCTTGGTCTAGATCTTCTCAACGGGAGAGGTGGCCGCGACCCCGAGGAGATCACCAAATTGGTCCTGTAGCTCAGTTGGATAGAGCAACTGCCTTCTAAGCAGTAGGTCATTGGTTCGAATCCAATCGGGATCACATTAAAATGTTGGATGTAGCTCAGTTGGCAGAGCACTAGCTTGTGGCGCTAGATGTCGCCGGTTCGATCCCGGTCGTTCAACCATTATCGAGTAGTTCGGGAGTCAGGTTACCCGGCTTGGTTTGGGACCAAGACAACTCGCAAGTTCGAATCTTGCCTACTCGACAAAAAGGAGAGGTGCCTGAGTGGCCGAAAGGGCCGGTTTGCTAAACCGTTGTACGGACTTAAATCTGTACCGAGGGTTCGAATCCCTCCCTCTCCGCGTAGATTCTAAGCTAATTTTCTTTCCAGTAGGATATATAAATGGACATAAAAATAGGAAATGGAAATTATCACTAGATTTTTAGACTTCGTTAACGAGTCCATGATTTTAGAGTATCGCCCCAAGTCAGAACAAACCGGGGCTTACTCTATTTTTAAAATCACATTCTCCAATGGAGAAACACATTATGGACAACTAAGGGGTATTATCGACCCCGATGTTTATCTTAATACACTAAGATCCGGAGCTAAAAACGCAGCATCAAAAACGAGGTTGCAAGAAAGAATTCTTTTCGAAGAGCCAAATCCAGACACAGAACTAGTCTTTTTTTCAAAAGACGAGGGTGAGGTTGTTGAAAAAATGAAAGATCTAGTTAAGAATGATCCTGACAGCATAAATACCCTGAATATGATAGGGTTAAAAAGAAGACTCGGTGTCAAGAATAAAACCATTTCAGTTCCGATTGATAAAACATATCTTTCTTCCGATGATCAAATTTTCATAGAAATGGATTATGCTATGAACGATCCGGAATTAAAATTAAGAGTTGATCTAGGAAAGACAGCATATAATCCAATAAACAGGAAAAAGTATGTTAAATCGAAAAACAAGAATTATATTAAACTAATTTCATTGGAAAAACCCACAGAATTTTCTGGCGAAACTGACTATCCCTATAAAGAATTAATACCCACAGAGGAAATGACAGCGGATTATATCAAGCAGTACTTTGGATTGGGTAAATACTCGAGATAAGTCCCTTAAATCACGCAACTTCTTAAAATTTAATAATATTGGACCTGTAGCTCAGTTGGTTAGAGCACCTGACTCATAATCAGTAGGTCCCTGGTTCGAGCCCAGGCTGGTCCACGATATTTTTGTTATGTATGAAAACTATTTGGGTTTTAGAGGACATAAAAAAAGATGGAGAATTTTTCCTTCATGAGGTTGAGCTCGTTTGTCTGATTGCATCAGTTTCGAATTGGAAGGTGTTATATCCGGAATGTGAAACTGTAATTTATGTGTGTCCCTCAGTTTACAATTATCTAGAAAAAATTGGAATTTTAAATTTATGGGACAGTGTAGAAACTAATCCTTTATCAAAAAGTGATAATATTAATAGAAGAGCTTTCTGGACTGCTTCCAAGCTGAAGTGTATGAAAAACATAGAAGCTCCTTTCATAATGATGGATTGTGATTTATATTTCAAAAGAAAAACATTTGAAATCAAGGACTTATCCAAATACGATATAATAGTTAATCAGATCGAAGAAGGAGTAAAGGTTTATCCCAGCATCAAAGACAAAATACTAAATCAGATAGTAAATGAATATCCGATTAAATTCGGATGGAAAAACACACATTCAACCAACGTTTCATTCCTTTATATAAATAATGAAGATTTTAGAATGGAATATGCTAACATCTCATTGGAATGGATGGAAATCCTTTCGCAAAGATTTTGGGACGATCCTGATTTGAACGGAAAATATATGGTTTTTTGTGAACAGAAGATTTTAAAAGAGCTTGGGGATTTAAGAGTTCAAAAGATAGCAGCTCTTTCTCCACAATTCTTTTTCGGAGAAGAAAATACAATTCTGAATATCCCTGATGAATATGGAACTTTTTCAATGAATGACAGTCTAGATTATTCTCATCTCCATGCGAATAAAAGATTTGTTCTCAAGGACAGGAGTCTTTTTTTAGATATAAGAAGCGATATTATAGAATCCATGGTAAATCTAAATAGTTTTACTATGAAACTTTTGCATCAGATATTACTTAAAAATAAAGAAATAATTGGCCCAGTGGCGTAATTGGTAGCCGCACTAGACTTAGGATCTAGTGTCGAAAGACGTGGGGGTTCGAGTCCCTCCTGGGTCACACAGAAAATGATAGTTCACTTTATTTGGGTTGGGGATCGAAAAATTCCTCAGCATTTTTTGTCTAATCTGGAAAAGTTTAAATCCTTAAATCCCTCTGAAGAAATTCTGGAGTGGGACGATGAGCATTTAATCCCATTAATTAAATCTTACGGCAGGGAAGAACTTTATTTTTCTTCTGGTATTTTCCACAAGTTACAAATTGCTAGATACACTGTTTTAGATTACTATGGAGGAATTTACATAGACTATGATCTGAATTGGAAAGTCTCAGTCAAAGAAGGACTAGGATTAAGAACAGAAAGGGATCTGTGTTTAATTAAAAGAAGATCCCTATATTTCTACAAGAAAGAAGAATCAATCTTAAAGATTGATCTATTAGACGATTATGTAATTTTTGCTAAGCCTGGAATTACAAACGGGTTTATAGATTATAGCCTGAACAGGTTCCTAGATAAATCTAGAATCAAAGAATGCCAAACTGAACCTTTCAGCGTGTATTCTTTGACTGAATGGGTTCACGATTCACAATTCGATTTTGATTGTTTCGATCATACTGAGATATATGACAGCGGGGAATGTAAGCTAGCATATCATGATAACAAAAAAACCTGGGAGGGAAAATAAGAATGCCGACTAAAAAAATAAAAGAGATAGTTAAAGAGTATAAGGATGCAACCGCCTTTGAGATTTTTGAGGGAGTTAGAGATAATTTTCTCTTTGGATTTATTGGAGCAACTTTGGTAGTTTTCATTTCGACCCGGTTAGATATAGGAGTTTTATTGGGTTATATTACATATTACTATTTTATGGGAAGAATTGTAAATCGTCCTAAATACGTGACCTCCTTAGGAAAATTAATAGTTTTCCCCATTCCCTCTGCACTTGGGGCTTTTGCAGGATACAAGTTAGCTTATTATCTACATCTGATAATTCAATAACTACACCCGTAGTTCAATGGATTAGAACACTTGACTACGGATCAAGAAATGTGGGTTCGACCCCTACCGGGTGTACATTTTTTATTTTTAAAAAATCCTCGTAAATTTGATCCTAAATTAAAAAGCAATGAAAAAGATTCTTCTATTCTTATTAGTTCTAGGATTTAGCTATTCCGTATTTGCTCAGGAACCTAAAACTGTTGAAGTTACAATTCAAAAATTTAGGGAAATTAAAAAAGATTTGGAAAAGAGGAAAATTGCCTACTATATAGATGCTGGCATTATCCACACAGAAAACTTCGGTAAAGAACCTAAAGAGATCTTGATTTATGTTTCCAAGGATGAAAACGGACTGAAACAGGTTTTAACTACTGGAAGTAGACCTTAATTATCAACCTTACCAGATCCATGGGTGATTCCCCCCGTTCCTATTCCTCCTGTGGACTGTACAGCGGAACCTACCTCAACATTTGCAATCGCACTATTGTATGTTTTTGGCATTTCTCTTAAGATTCTATTTACTATTGCGTTAGAAAGCACGTTCCAGTATTTGGGTAAAAATTCATCAAATTCTGGGTAGTCCTTAAGTGTTTTTGGCTGGTAGATCTTTAGCATCTCCATGATTTGGGTTTTTATAGAGGTGGGATCGAAACTTTTGATGTCATTTGGCTGTGCACTTACAATTTTTTCAGCATATGGTTGGAGATCCACCTTATAAATTTTACTTAAATCCATCGGATAAAAATCCGATAAACCAGCAAGACAATATTGAAAAACAACAGCTAAATAGTACGCCGGCGGTTCTTTTGCGAAAACCTTCTTCATCTCGCTAAATCCGAAAAACGAGCTAAATTTAGAATTCCATTTAGCATTATTTCTTAAGAAATGAGCTGCTTTAATTCCATCAGCGATACTATCTCCTGAAACTACTATTTGATCATTAGAGCTAGTTTGAATTTGAGTTGATTCTCGAATCTTTTCACAAGATCGGCATATCCAGTTGAGATCCTAACTCCATTTGCTTGATCATATTTTCCATTAACACTTAGACCCATTCCTTTTCTAGTGACCTCTCCAATTTTGATCATCATGATTCCCTCAAATGGAAACTTATAATCAAACGAATTTTTAGTAACTGCAACATTCAAATAATGCAAAGCTCTTAATAAAGCTAATAATCCATTTCCCGAACCCTCGACTTCCAAAACTGTGGAATTATTGAACGGAATCTTGACGGAACCGGTTTCTGTCATTGTGTATTTTTTGCCATCAGCAGTTATTGTTAAATAATCCATTCCTGCTTTGACTTTTTTCCCGCTCGTTACACTCTCGAATTTTTTTGCAGCCCCTATCTTTATCATCTCTTCTACTCCGCTTATTTTAAGCGAGGTTGTGGTATCCTGTTGAATACCTATAGGATTTGCAGCTCCCGCAAAAAGATTGTCAGTGTCTGTGGATCCTATAACGGCTATAAAACCTTTATCTGTTCCTTCCTGCTCTAAGATTGCATAGCTGTTTCTTTTTAAGAATTGATCGAACGTTTCTAGTATTTTCATAAAGATATATATCTTGTAAATATTCGTTTATATGAGAAAAATACAGTCATTTTCACAATTTGTCAGCGAAGCTCAATTTGCTATAAGTGATCCCTCAACAGCAGGAGAGAAATTAGCAGGTGTCCTAGTAGCTAATAAAGACGCAAAAGAAGAACCAAAGGGAAGTAATAAAGGACCGGAAGTAGACAAATATCTACAATCAGTAGGATTAGGCCCAGGTTTACCCTGGTGTGCAGCCTTTGTTTATTATATTTTTGACCAGCTTTCCAAGCAACTTGGAACTTCAAACCCACTTCCTAAGACTGGAGGGGTAATGAATCACTGGAATAAATCAGACCAGGATGCAAAGATTACCATAGATCAAGCTAGGATCAATCCAAATTTAGTTAGGCCAGGACAAGTATTTATAATGACCAGACCAGGTAAAGGATTGGGACATACTGGTATAATAGTATCAGTAGATCCACAAAAGAAAACCATGACAACTATGGAGGGTAACACCAACGATCAGCTTTCTGGTGAAGGTAACAGAGTCGGAACTAATGTGAGAAAATTGGATCAAGGAACCCTAGTAGGATTCTTGGATTATTTTAAAACAAGTAGAACACCAGAATTTGAAGCAGATCTTTCTAAAGCAATAACAGGTCAAGCCACAGCATTACCTCCTCTTTCAGCTGACGATGTTCCAGGAGACGATGTAGTAGGTCCGGTTAAAACCGATGCTGGAGGACAATTAATGGCTCAAGCTCTTGGTAATGTTGCAGCGGCAACTGCAAATATGGAAGCTCCTAGAACACCAGAAGAAGTTCCGGTGGAACTTAGATAAATAGATTATTAAATACAAAAATATAATAAGTAGATATGAAACATCTTAAAGGATATAACGAAATAAGCGAAAGTTTTTTCGATTTTAATTTTGGAAGGCCTACCGCTACAAAGGCAGCTAAAGACAGTCTAAGAGGAACTGGGGTTTCTGGATATTCAAGGGGAGATCAAAATTACGGAGAAGCTCCAGATCCTAAGAAAGAGGTAGTAATTTTTCAAGGAAGGGAATTCACGCAGGATCAAATAGAATATGCTGGTTATAACGATCTTGGAGAAATTCCAAGAATTGAAGGAGATAAATTAATTATTGCAAATCCTGTTTGGGAAATGTAATTTTTTTCTTAAATTTACACGAAACAAAAAATAACGTTTGATATATAACAAACATCTCATGAAGACTCAGTTCACATATAATTGCAACCAAATGCCTGAACAAGGTAATAAGGGGGATTATATGGATACGGATCTGGGTTAACATGTCTAAAATATAAATTGAAAAACCCAGATCCAAAAGGTCTGGGTTTTTCTTTTGATGGCGATTTGGCCGAGTGGTTCAGGCAGGGGTCTGCAAAACCTCTTACTCCAGTTCGACTCTGGAAATCGCCTCAGAAATTGGGGATATAGCTCAGCGGTAGAGCAAGCGACTGTTAATCGCTAGGTCATAGGTTCGAATCCTTTTATCCCCGCAGATGGTTCTTTGACATATTGGAAAACTTGGCCCCGTCGTCTAATGGTTAGGACGCCTCCCTTTCACGGAGGAAATTTCGGTTCGACTCCGTGCGGGGCTACATTCGAGGATCTCTTAGCTCAATCGGTAGAGCACTACACTTTTAATGTAGGGGTTTTGGGTTCGAGTCCCAAAGGGATCACATAATACCTTATTATAAGCTCATAGCTGAACTCTAATTTTTAATCAGATTTAGATACTATAAGCTAAAATAATCTCTTTAAACAAAGCGGGAGCATCGCATAGCGGCAATTGCAAGGGACTGTAAATCCCTCCTCTTACGAGTTCGGTGGTTCGAGTCCACCTGCTCCCACAAATCAGAAGCGGTAAGAAGCGTTACTTCATCAAAATTGGATTTGACAACAACACACGCTGATTAAATATTCTCTGATTTTATTGCCCGATGGTGTAATGGCAGCACAAGTGGTTTTGGTCCACTTAGTCTAGGTTCGAATCCTAGTCGGGCATCATTATTACCAATAATAGGATTCCCATTTAAATTTTTCAATCGGAGTAAATACTGGTTCTTTTGTTCCGTATGATGCACGCTTCTCCACATCATCTTTAGGATTTTGAAGAATTTGGAGTGCATAATCTACAATTCTGGGTCCATGAGGTAAAACGTGAGTAACTTTATATCGGGATGCAAATTCTTTCACCCTGTTTATTATTTCAGGTAATATCTCATAGTATTTTTCACTGTATCTTGATCCCCATGTTCTTTCAATTTTAAGATAATTTTCTGAATCCCATGATGCTCCGGGGGCGTAAACCTTTATAGGGGAGAATTGATAAACAGTATCTATATACATAGGATGATAATAGGAGATAAGACACTCAAGTTCTTCCAGCTTATTTCCTATGAACCCCTTTATATTTTTTTCCGCATGTTCTGCTCTTTTGATCTCGTCATTATTTAAGGTGAATCCCCCCCTCCACCCAAGATAACATGCATCAATTAATTTGGACTGATTTCTCTCGCTGAAAAGTTCCTCTATCTTTTCCTCGTTATAAATTGGCCCAGTTATTACTGTTCTATTATGGAGGATTTTTTTAAATTCCATCCCGAATAGATCTCTTCCTTTCTGAGAGATACCATAAAAACTCTCGTAAATTGTTAGATGTCTCACAAATCTATATATTCCGCATTTTTTATTAATAATCCTCTTTATTAAATTTGGGATAGATAGGAAACACTTTTATATGAAAACGAAAAAAATATTAGTGCTAATTTTTCTTTTTTTAATTCCAGCTTGGGAATTTCAAAAAGAACCAGATTTTAAATTCTTCAAAATAATTCCGGAGGAGGTAGAAAAAATTTCTCATCAAAATCTTTATAATGAAATTATTGAAAGCGGAATAAAATTCCCCGAAATAGCTTTCGTACAGGCAATTATAGAATCCGGGAATTTTACATCCGGGCTTTTTAAAAAGCATAACAATCTTTTTGGAATGAGATTTCCAGGAAGGAGAGAAACAACTTCTATAGGTAGAAACAAAAGGGGATATGCAAGATACGAAGATTGGGACGATAGCGTAAAGGATTATTTTCATTGGCAATCCTTTTTTATGAGAAGGAGAGACATCAACACCAAAGAAGAGTATCTAGATCTTTTAGATGATGTGTATGCTGAAGATAAATCTTATGTTACTGTTATTAGAAAGAATATAAAGCAATACAAACACATTTTTGATTAATGGACCGGTAGTTCAGCTGGTTAGAATGCCGCCCTGTCACGGCGGAGGTCGCGGGTTCGAGTCCCGTCCGGTCCGCAAATGGTCAAAATTTGAGTAGTAAAACGGTCAAAATTTGAGTAGCAAATAATTACTAGGAACTTTTAAAATTTTTTAGCATATAATTTCGGATACTAGCAGCGGTGGTGTTCAATGGTAGCACGCCAGCCTTCCAAGCTGGACGAGAGGGTTCGAATCCCTTTCGCTGCTCAATATAATAAACCAGATTCTGTCTAATAATCACATCTGGTTTATTTAGTAAAAACAGGTTTAGTAAGCGGGAGTAGCTCATTTGGTAGAGCACGACCTTGCCAAGGTCGGGGTAGCCGGTTCGAGCCCGGTCTCCCGCTCAAAATATAAAAACAAGTATTTTTATAAATAGAACATGACTGATTATCTAATAGTTGGAGCTGGACTTTACGGATCTATTGTTGCAAACGAATTAAAAAAATCAGGTAAGTCAGTTATTGTAATAGATCAGAGAGATCATATTGGAGGAAACTGTTTCACACAAAGCATAGATGGTATTAATGTTCATAAATATGGGCCCCATATATTTCACACAGATAATCTAAGTGTTTGGAATTACATTCAAAAATTCTGCGATTTTAATCATTTTAGCTACAGACCAAGGGTTAACTATAAAGGAAAAATATATTCCTTTCCGATCAACTTACTAACTTTTCAACAAGTATATGGTATCAGTTCTCCTGCTGAAGTCCAGAAATTACTGGAAGAGATAAGGATTTTTCACGAGGATCCAAAAAACATGGAAGAATGGATGCTAGATCAAATTGGACCAGATCTTTATAAAATTTTTATAGAAGGGTATACTACAAAACAGTGGGGAAGATCTCCGAAGGAACTTCCTGCTTCCATAGTAAAAAGAATTCCAATACGTCTAACTTTTGATGATAATTACTATAATCATCCATACCAAGGAATCCCAGTTGGCGGGTACACACAGATTTTTGAAAAACTTCTTAATGGTATAGACGTCAGATTAAATCACAATTATTTTGATAATAAAGAATTTTTTGACTCTCTAGCAAAGAATGTAATTTACACCGGTCCGATAGACAGATTCTATAATTATGAATTTGGAAAATTAGAATATAGATCCTTAGATTTTAAAACAGAACTTTTAGATATTCCGGATTTTCAGGGGGTAGCTGGGGTTAATTATACAGATTTAGATGTACCATATACAAGAATAGTAGAACACAAACATTTTGAATTTGGAAAACAAAACCACACGATCATCACAAAAGAATATTCAAAATCGTTAGGTGATCCCTACTATCCAATAAATGACGGAAGAAATCAAAAGATTTATGAAGTGTATAGATCCAAGTCCGTGGAAAATCCGAAGTTTAATTTTGGCGGAAGATTAGCAGAGTATAAGTATTATGACATGCATCAAATAATCTCGCAAGCCCTTGATTTCTCTTCGAAAATTAGAATCAAAAATTAATTTTTGTGATCCTTGTCTTCGCAAAGCATTTCTAATTGTTCCCAGCTAAATTTTGGCTTTTCATTTAAAAAAACAAAGCATCTCCACTTTTTTTGAGACTCAAAGTAGATATGCTTTTGTAGGTGGGAGGGAATGGCAGCATTTGTCTCAACTCTTTTAACGGGATTGTCAAAAAATATTTTAATTAATACAGTGATATTTTCTTTATCGTCCCATTTTCTGATCTGCTCCTCCAATAATCTCCATTCACCCCTATTCAGATACTGATTTTGCATAATGCAATTAAGGTAAGAAAATGTTTGCTTTAGGTTTTCCATGTTGTCAGAAAATGTAGCAGCAGGTGCTCCATGTCCTTTATCATACACATTTTTTACATAATCATCAGCATCCGAAGTTTTGACTGATTTTTCTGTGTAAAAATCCATTGATCCCCTATTAACATTAGTAGGTCTGTTGGTTGATCTATATTTGATCCATAAAGGCTGCTCTAATTTCTGCGAATATAAAACTTCAAACACTTGATTTTTAATTCTTACTGTGTCTTGGGCTTTTAATACTACTGATAGTGATAAAAATAGAAGTACTGATAAAATTCTTTTCATGTTTATTTTTTTCTTTTTAACTCTTTCATCGGAACATTTACATGTTTACCGAACGGCATTTGTTTACTGCTTATCATTGCCCAAATAATTTTTTTGTGCCATTTTGGTTTTTCAGGGTCGTGAGCACCACCGTCAGTAAAGTATATGAGGCAGGCAAGATCTTTTCCTTTTTTTAGAATGTTATCTTCTGCCCATTTTATAGGCGGGTCAAATCCAAGTTCGTTACCACCCGTAGATCCCTGTTTAGAAGGATCTAATTTTTGAGTTGGGTATTTTAAATAATCTATACCATCTATGTCATCACTGCAATAGATTATCCAAATTTCTTCAGGAGAAAAAGCTTTAAGTATACTTCTAGCTTCTGTCAAGAAAGTATTATATTCTTCGGATCCTATACTTCCGGAGGTATCAACTGCAATTACAACTGATCCAAATCCCTCTTCCTTTCCTCTTAGACCAGGAAGGTAAATGCCTTGACTAGCATATCTTCTGTTTGGTATTTTATACATTGTAGGTTCCTCGTTGGCAGTCGAAACGTATCTTTGTAATATTTTTCTCCAATTAATCTGTGGATTAGCTAATCTTTCAACGAATTTTCTAAGAGCCCCTGATCCTCCTCCACTGCCCATTCCTCTGTTTGCAGCATTGTTTACTATTTCTTTTACCTTGTCTTTTACAGATTTTCTTTCCTTCTGTATTGGTTTTTCTTTCTGTGGATTCCAATCCCCCTTCTCTTGATCTGGCTTATCTGGATCCCCATCTTTCCATTCGCTTTCTTTTTCGTCAGAAATGATTTTGTATTTTCCTTTTTGTACGTACATATTAAACTTCTATATCTCCGTTTTTATAAACCTTCTTTATAGTTTTAATAGCTCCGCTATCTAATCTTACTTTTTGTCCGGTTTTAGGTAACTCCAATTCTCCGGATCCTCCCTCGGCATTTCCTGATCCTCCTTCACCTTCACCTTCTCCTTCACCTTCACCTTCTCCCTCGCCTTCTCCTTCACCTTCTCCCTCGCCTTCTCCTTCACCTTCACCCTCGCCTTCACCTTCTCCTTCACCTTCTCCTTCTCCCTCGCCTTCTCCTTCACCTTCTCCCTCGCCTTCACCTTCACCTTCACCCTCGCCTTCACCTTCTCCTTCGCCTTCTCCTTCACCTTCTCCTTCACCTTCTCCCTCGCCTTCTCCTTCACCTTCTCCCTCGCCTTCTCCCTCGCCTTCTCCCTCGCCTTCTCCTTCACCTTCTCCCGGTTGGTTATCATCAATTTCGGGGGTTTCCTCTTGGGGTTCTTCCGCATCCTTAGTGATTGAATCTTTCTCCCCAAGAACAGTTTCAGTAACTTGATCATGATCTATAGCTCCCGGCTCAAAAACGTCACAATATGATTTAAAGAAAGGGTCTATTTTTAATCTACCAGATTTTATCTGGTCATAGATTTCTTCAGCAGAGAGATCCTGGAATTTTGAAGATTGCATGGTAGTAGGAAGCTTTGATTTTCCAATACCATCTAAAAAAGCTTCAGCTGCCATGTCACATGCTGCGTTCCAGATATTAGTATCTTTACTTCCGATCCTATCATAGTGATCTAAAGCAAGATGAGAAATTCCTTGGCTAATAGCCCAGATTATTTCGTCTTCAGAAAGATCTATAACATTTTTAGGATTAAATATGAATATGGTGCCATCAGTTGAAAAATATTCGCATTCATCAGAAACTCCTACTGGGATTTCAGCAAGAACCCTCCCGAATAATCCCTCTTTCATTAAGATTTTTGAAACCGATCTTCTAACTCGCATGACTGCTCTTTCATAGTCCTGCTCACTAATTCCGTAACTTGATGAATTTTCTAACAGAATACCATATTCTGCAAAGTTTCTAATTTTTCTCATTCTAGATTTCTTTCATTAAAGATCTATATCTGTTCACAAATGGTGTTACATATTGTTCTAGAGAGGTATCACCCAAATAGTTTTTGATTTCCGGATGAGTTCTTTTTGCCATGTTTAATGCACTCATAGCTAATTCTCCTGTGTTTAAATCTGTTAGATATGTTATAAAATTAGTGAATTCATCTTTTGTTAACTGTTGTCCGTTTTTGTATTTGGATGCTAAGTACATGATGCTATAGCCTTTTCTCAGATCAACTCTTCCAGTATTAGAACTCATTGGAAGTTTTACTGTTTCATCGCTAGGATCCGTAAATATCTTTTCTATTCTATTAACTGGCCAAACCTTCATCGTTTCAAGGAAATCTGTAATAATTGATGATACTTTTTTACCAATGTGTTTATCGAAGATAAGTCTGGTAGTTTCTGCTGAGATATCCCCTCCTTTTTCTTTTTGTGCGTCTCTCCTTTCTTTATATTCTCTAGCAGCATATTCCCATGCTCTTGGTGTAACACCCATTGTAGTTTCAATATCTCCTCCAACTAATCCGCTAGGTAAAACATAGAAATAATCCTGCATAAGTTCTACAAATGCTATAACCTCGTCGCTTAGATCTGCTTCTTTTCTTCCCCTTGCCCATTTTGTCCAAGATACAGGATCGGAAATAAAATTGACTTGAGCAAATCTATTGGCTAGTGCGAAGCTCATTGGTTTAATCATAGATCCTGGTTCATCCTCCGGTCTATTTGCTGCAGCTAGAATTAGCCATTTGCTAGGAATTTTATAATTAGCACTTGTGATTTCTCTGTCCAAAACAACTTTGAGCATTGCCGCTTGAACCGATGGGTGTGCTCTGTTAATCTCGTCTAAGAATATAATTCCACCCTTCCCCTCGATTTTTTCTATAGTGCCATCTTCCCTCTTGATTTCTCGGTCTCCGTTATCTAAAGGCCAAATCATTGGTAAATAATTTACTGATCTTTTTACGTCGTAATCTACATCCTTTTCAGCACCAGGTAATCCGGCAACATCCGTCGGTTCCATTAAACTTAGAATTACCTCGATAACAGGAACACCCATTCCCTTAGTCCCAAAAGATTTTACCACGGAGGTTTTACCAATTCCTGGTGCTCCCCAAATTAATAATGGTCTACCAGTTTCTGGTTTCTGGAAGTGATATGATAGTTCCCCCGTTAACTGATCAGCATCAACGTCAGTTATTTGAGAGTCTTGGGTCTTTTGAGCAGTTTTCCAAGATGGATCATCAGATTCTTTAATTGAAGAAATCGATCCGGATCTAAAGTTATACGAACTGCCAGCATCACCCTCTGGAAGGTAAACCTTTACAACACTCCGTGCTTTTGCTATATTACCATTTGCGTCTTTGAATTGTTCGAACCTTCCAGTCTCCGGATTGTATTTTTTGTCTCTAACTGGAATTTCCCCTTCCTTTTCTGCACGGATTAAATTCATTAGCCAGTTTCCTGCTTTTTTTAGTAATTCTGCTCCCCTGGAAAATATCCCAGCTTCATTAAGTCTATTAAACTCTTGAAATCCTTTGATTCTTTTCATTTTTTTATTTTTTTTTAATCCTCGAAAAATCCTGCTGATTTGAGATCGCCAAGATTGTCTATAGTTTGTGCTACGTTTTCTGTTCCTTTTTCTTTTGCAAGATTTGAAATCATATCAAAAACACCTTCTGAGAAATTTAATGCAACAAAGTCTCCGGGCTTTTGATTAAAGAGATCTAATAATTCCTGAGTTACATCAAATTCCGGTTCCTGCATCTCTTTGGGATTTGCAAATTTTAAACCGATGTCCTCGGAAGATGCCGCAAAAAGTTTTTTAATTGTTTCTATCTGGAAATCCATTCCTCCATAAAATGAGAATTGTAAAGCCTTGTTAGTTTCGAATCCGTTTGCAATTTTTTTTCTGATGTTCTTTACTACTTCTTCGTCCCATCCTTGTTTTTTCATTAGAATTTCAAGTATCAATGCGTTACCAGATTTAAAATAAAAAGCAACATTTTGACCAAATCCAGGGATCTCAGAAAAAATTGAAGCCTTTCCTGTTAGTGATCCCGACACCATATCAGCTGGAGAATTCATTACCGTATATCCATCCTGATTTGCGCTTCTACTATATGAAATACCTCCCTTAACTTCTGGAGTTTCTGATTTAAAATGCGGGCTATTAATAAATTGGGAGGTTTCCACAGTACATGGAACCAATACATATCCAGCTACCCCGCCAGTTCCTAAAAGTTCCGAAGGAAATTTGGTATCGGAGGTTGATAGATTTTTATCCACTGATTTGAAGTTTTTATCAACAGGAACAAATATAAAAGCGGAATGCGTTCCTATAAATCCTTCGTTGATAAACCCAGTAAAGTCTAAGATTCTTTTCATTTTTTTATATATCAAAAAAATAAAGCCCACATCTGAAATATTTTTGGAAATTTCTCATAAAATGATCATATAAACACGATAATGAAGACTTTCGGGAAATTTAGCGCTGCAATTGATTGGACAAAATCTAAAATGTCTGATTATTGCTATGAGGTTCACACAGAAAAGTGGCAAGGCAAGAGAATTAAGGAGGACCTAAGATTCACTATGATTGAAATTCTCAATCATTCTTTCTCCTGCACAATGGTGGAGGATTTAGATGAATTGGTTAGCCAAATAAAGCCAAATCTCCCTTGGGCTGATGATCATTTTCTAGAAAGAGTCGGGGGTAAACCCTTAAATCCTCCTCCTTCTCATAACTGGTGGCCTTTCGCACAGAAGAACAATCAAGAATTCGGGGGAACCACTAAATTTTCCCATACATATCCTGAAAGAATATGGCCTAGATACGCTAAGGATGATCCCAATCATTTAATGGAGGGAATTAGATTCGAGTATGGTGATTTTAATATGGTAGTGGATCTTTTAGAAAAGGAGCCATCAACTAGACAGGCCTTTCTTCCAATTTGGTTCCCAGAGGATACTGGGGGTGCAAACGGAGAAAGAGTTCCTTGTACTATTGGATATCACTTTATCATGAGGCATGGATACATGCATGTTGTTTACTATATAAGATCCTGTGATTTCTTCAGACACTTTAGAGATGACATTTATCTGTGTTGCAGAAAAGTACTTTGGCTTCTTGAAAGACTAAGGGAAAGGGATTCTTTCTGGAAAGATGTTAAACCTGGTATGTTTACCATGCATATCACCTCCTTGCACGCATTCAAAAGTGAAAAATACCTACTTTCCAAGTAGGAATTGCATTTTTATTTCCTGAAATTTCCTGTTAGATTTACACTAATAATTAGACAACTTTTATTTTTTACTAAAAAATCAGGAAATGACAGAGGAAAATAATAAAAAACCCCCTAGCTATCTAAGGGCTTCTTTAAAAACAGGAAAGCCTGTTCTTTATATTGATATGGACGGGGTTCTCTGTGATTTCGATAAAAGACAGGAAGAGCTATCAGCCAGAGGAATCAAGCAATATCAAGCTTTCAACCATACCCTTGCTTTTAAAGATTTGGATCCAATCCCTGGGGCAATAGAAGCATGGCACGCTTTGCAAGAAAAATATGATGCATACATTCTTTCTACTGCTATGTGGTCAAATGTGGAAGCCTGGACAGATAAAAGGGTTTGGGTTCAGAAATATCTAGGAAAAAGTGCCAATAAAAAATTAATACTTTCTCATAATAAGGGATTGCTAAGAGGTGAATATTTGATAGATGACCGTGTAGCTAATGGTGTTGCAGATTTTGAAGGAGAGCATATCCACTTTAGAACCGAAAAATTCCCAACGTGGAATGAAGTTTTACAATACTTGCTAACCAAATAAAACATGTTTACCAAATTGAAAGGCAGGATCTGGTTCAAGATCAAAAGATATATTTCTAAAAGAAGAAGTAAGGACCTCAAATCTGCTTTTAAAACTCTTTATAGCAATCAATCTAAAATAATTGAGATTGCAAATTATATAATGTCACACCCAGACACAAAATTTATTTATTCTGCTCTTTCACATTCCATGTACATGGAATTGCGAGATGTTACATGTAAAATAGAAAAAGAAAGCATCGTGATAACAAATGGGCTTTATTCTTATAACATCAGTGTTAACGAAGTCATACTTTTTGACTTTTCTAAAAAATATTTAAACCATCTTGAGTCTAGAAAAAGATCTGCTGACAAAAAAATGGTAGATAAGCTAACATCTTCTCTCGGAAAGGTTCACGAGCAATTGATACAAAAGGATAAGCTCTAGAAACTTCCTTAATTTACTTTCATATATACATTTGATTTAGAGACTTAACTCTAAGTTGCTTCCGGGTCTACCAGCCTTGGAGTGTCTTCACGAGGGACACAAAGGAAGTTGCTAAATATAAGTGAACAAATCATGTATATCACTTCAACAAGTGGGTACTGCGCTATTAAGCCGTGTGTTGCCCAAATTACAAAAAAGAAAAACCGACTAAAGGTTTATCCATCTTCAAAAGATCAAGTTTATCTGAATGATGGCGAAGAATTCGAGATTGAACTTTTCAATCCGAAAACAAATCCAGTTTTAGCTAAGATTAGTATCAACGGAAAAAGAATCTCGGAAAGAGGTATTATTCTTAATCCAGGACAAAGGGTCTTCCTAGAGAGATTCTTAGATTCCCCAGAGAAATTCAAATTCTCAACTTACAAGGTAAATAATTCTCAAGAGGTTAAAGAAGCCATTGCCAATAATGGCTTAATTAAAATTGAGTTTTATGATGAATACACCACGTTCTCTACCTCTGGTGGAAATACATGGATAACAAATCCACGTTTTAATGGAACCGGAACAACTACAGGAGGGTGGGTAAATACCACAACCAGCACTTTTTATAATGCAAACGTTTCCTACACCTCAAGTGTTGCTGGAAGCTTAAATATACCAACCAATGAGGTTTTTAGAAATGTTAATAAAAGGGCAGATTCCATAGAAACAGGGAGGGTGGAAGCTGGATCTAAATCGGATCAGGACTTTAAAGATGCCAACGGTAGTTTTAATTCTTGGACGTGCAACGTTGTAGAATATCAAATTCTTCCAACTGCACAAAAGAATATAGAGGCTAAAGAGATTCGAACCTACTGCACAGAATGTGGAACAAGAAACAGACAGGACTGGAAATTTTGTCCAACCTGTGGTAATAAATTTTAATTAATGATTTAACTCGTGATAGAAGATCCGCTGAAAGGCGGATTTTTTATGATGTCTGGATTGGAACCGCCTTTATAAACTGCTCCCAGTTTTCTTCTGCGGTAGAAGCTATTCTCGGATCTGTACCGGAAACTGCTTCAGATCCCTTTCCTCCGGGTACTAGCCACTGACCCCATTTGGTTAAAGCTTTACCCTCAGTTCTTGCGGTAAATATCTTCCCCATCATACCGACCTTTTTACCTGCAGAAAGATCCTTCAAAGCTAGTATCATGTTATCAGTGTACTTTCCTATTCCCTTAAACTTAGATGTAAATTCTGCGCTCTTAAGAAACCTAGTAATCTTAGGGAAAAATTTGGAAACTAACGAGGCTACAGGAGCAAGCATTTTTGATCCTATTTTTCCTGTTCCCCTTAAGGTTTTTATTAGGAGTGAACCCCCTGCCCCGATATATTGTCCAAAAATTGGAATTAATCCTATCGCGCAAAGTCCAGCTAAAAGATATTCCCCCTGCTTAGCATAAGATACTAAATTTATCCCCTCGAAAAAAGATCCAATTCCTGGTATCAGTGCCGCAAAGTCAAACACTGTATTATACCAATATTCAAAAAGCTCATCACTAGATTCTAGCATAATAAGGCTTTCTGTTATTTGATCCTCAGTAAAAACAAACTCTTTTACTAGAGAACTGCGATAATCACTATATCTGGCCAAAAATTCCATACCTTTATATATCAAAAGTTACATTTTTATCTTCGGGGAAAAACTCTTATTTTTACAACAAATTTAAAAGATGGAAAATTTTGAAAAAATCCTGGGTGAAGAACAATTTGAGGTCGAGATCGATTCTCAAATAAATGTTGCATATAACAATATGTATAGCTGTTTTATGCTGGGGGATCCAGTTAGAATTGCTAGAAAGATAGGTACTAAAAGCGAGATAGGAGAAATGCTAGACTATTTTTCTTCTCGTGAAGAATATGAAAAGTGCCATTTTCTTTCTAAGATCCTGGAAAAAATTTAAAAATAGCCTCTTTTTTAGAGGAAATTTACCATGGGAAGAATATATAAAGACAGAAATATAACATATTACTATGCAGAACCTAAAACAAATGGAAGATTATAAAAAGGAAAGAATGTCTAAATCCCCTGTTGATGAAGCTCCTGTTGCTGATGATAATCTAGGCATGGAAGACACTGAGGACGGAGAAGATATGGATATGGACTTTGCGGAAGAGCCAACTTTCTCACAAGAGGTTCCTGGACAAATAGAAATAGAGCCGAGTGAAGCTAAGCCCTATATGGTATTAGCAAATTTGAAGAAAATATGCGACCAGGCTAATCAACTAGTTTCTATGGTTCAAAGTTCTGGTAAAGTTGAGCAATGGGCAGTTGACCACATTACTACTTCGGCAGACGATATTGAGGAGGTTTATAACTATTACAAATACAGAGATTAAAAATATCTTACCTAATAATTAGAAGCCTCGGAAACCCCGGGGCTTTTTTATTGTATAATAAATTAAAAATAAACCATGGCTGACAAGAATTTTAGGAGAGTTAAGGACATTAGCCCAGATCTAGAAATTTACTACAGAAAGTATTTTGAAAGAAACGCTACCAAGTTTATCTGGAAATGGAATCTTAAGATGGCTGATCTCGAAGATACCTGGATTAGCGAGGATATTGAATACTCAATAATCGGACAGGTCAGCGAGCACACATTCATATTAAAAAGACTAGATGAAAATTCTAGATGGTTCGTTTCAGGAGAAAAGTTCGTAAGGGATTTCTCTAAAAAATAAAGGGGAATATGACAAGAGAATTTAAAAAGATCGGTGGGGAAAATGTAGCTGATCTATTATTATATGCAAAGGAAATTCTGGCAAAAAACCCAGATTCTAAAATACATGTGGGTTGTGATAGCCAGTCATATGCAACAAAAACAGTTTATGTTACAACAGTTGTCTTTAGGTACGAAAACAGAGGAGCTCATGTAATTTATCAAAGAGAGGTAATCCCAAGGGTAAAGGATCTTTGGTCTAAACTCTGGGGCGAACTTAACAGAGCTATTGATGTTGCGGGATATTTGAAATTCGAGGGAAAAATTGATATTCACCAGATAGATCTGGATTATAACACAAGCCCGAAATATAAGTCTAACATCGTTTTAAAAGCTGCAGTCGGATATGTTGAAAGCATGGGATATAATTACGCTGTAAAACCCGAAACCCTTATCGCAATCAGTGCAGCAAACGAGCTTTGCCGCTGAAACCAAAGAACATTTTAGATATATAAGACTTAAATTAATCAAAAACATGAAAAAAATCTTAGGAATTTTCGCATTATCTTTTGCTTTAGTTTCTTGTGGTTCTGGATCTTCTAATTCAGAATCTACAGTAGATTCTACCGCAGTGCAAGTTGATTCTTTAGCAGTAACTGCAAATGACTCAACAACGGCTCAAATCCCAACTGAAGAAGCACCAGCTGAACCAGTAGAACAAGTGAAATAACTTGAAAGAATTTGAATAGAAGAAGCAGACGAGAGTCTGCTTTTTTTATTGTCCATCAAAAAATATCAAAATGAAAGACGTTTTTTATTCAAAAGGTTTTATTCCGGGGAGGATGATCAGCGGATCAAAATCCAGATACAGAGACTTGTATCCTGACAACGAGGTTTATTTTAATGCGAACGTGTTTGTTTTAGGAGAGGGGAAGATTTGGCACGGGGATTTAGACTTAACAAGGGATAAGGATTCTCTTAGGGAAATAGCTAGGGAAATCGGGAAAAATCTTTTTATTCTTAGTGAAATGGACGGGAGATTCGAAAATGAGAACAGAACAGATTCCGATATCATAAAATTTGCAGTCCATAAGGTGGAAATCTAATATGGTTTCAGGTCTATAATATTAAATTAATTAGAAAATATGGCTAAAGAAAAATCAACATCCAAGAAAGAATTTTCATTCCTAGAACTCGATAAACAACTTTCAAAAATAGAAGGGTTTGAAGCTGGTTCAATTTTAGAAGAAAATGAATTTTCCGAAGTTACTGAGTGGATAGGAACGGGAAATTACGTTTTAAATGCACAGCTTTCCGGAAGTCTTTTTGGCGGAGTAGCTAATAACAGATCGATGGGAATAGCAGGCGATCCACAAACTGGAAAAAGCTTTCTTTGTATGAATATAGTAAGAGAATCACAAAAGCAAGGATATAATGTAATCTATTGTGATACAGAGGGAGCCATCGATAGATCAATGGCAAAGAAATTTGGAATTGACACCAACACTGTAAGATATCAGCCAATTAAATCAATTTCAGATTTTAAAGTATTTGTTGCCAATCTGGTAGATCAGATTAAAAAACTTAGAAAAGATGGAGCAGATCCTAAAATTTTATTGGTTTTGGATTCTCTGGGGATGCTTACAACAATGAAAGAATCAGCAGATGCTTTAAAAGGTAAAACTGCAATGGATATGGGTATCAGATCCAAAGAAATGAGAGGGCTATTCAGAGAGATCACATTAGATCTAACCGGAGTTAGAATTCCTTTAATTTGTACCAACCACACAACAACTGCTGGTATTGGAAGTTTTATGACGACCAAAGAAGCTTCCGGAGGTGACGGACCGATTTTCTCTATGAGTAATGTTATCATGCTATCGAAAGCACAGCTTAAGGATAGCAACGATAAGAAAACCGGTATCATCGTTACATCGACTCCCAAGAAAACAAGATTTACAAGACCATATCCAACAAAATTCCACATTTCTTTTATCAATGGTATGAATCCGTATGTTGGTTTGGAAGAGTTTGTTTCTTGGGACATTTGTGGAATCGAAAGAGGAAAATTGGAGGTAGATAAAAAAACAGGCGAATTAGAATTCACCGCTAGTGCATCTTCCACAAAATGGGCAATTGCTCATTTGGGTAAATCTATATTCTCTTCACAATTATTCACGCCTGAAGTCTTTACAGAAGAGGTTTTAAGAAAAATAGACGAAAAAGCAATTAAACCTCATTTCTTGTTGCCTGATTTATTCGACATGAATGAACTGGATGCTATAGTTAACGGTGAAGAATCAGACGAAGAAGATGGACAAGAATAAATTAAAGATGAAATATCACATGGGTATCTGGAAAGAACTTCCAGATTATCCACGTGAGGAAGATGTGATTTTTGAATTAAATTCTTATCTAGTTAGAGATGGTCGACCACAGGGAGAATTTTCAGAACAGACCTTCAATTCTTTTTTACCCAATGATTGGGAATCTAAAAAACACGGAGAAATAATAAAATCTTTGATCGAAAAGGGAATTTTTGAGCGACAGAAGTCTAAAGGAAATAAGACCGTTTATAAGATTAAAGATAACCCTCACTATTAATAATTATGGTTAATTCACATTTAGAGAACGTATGGTTTTGTAGCATAATTTCTGATCCAATTTACGTGGAAGCTGCTAAACCTTCTTTCTTTAAGGATGTCAGATATCAGGAATGTTTTAAAATAGTCAAGTCATTTTGGAAAAAATATTCACAACTTCCTTCTACCCAGCAGGTTAAGGAAATTGTTAAGATGTTAAAGCTGAACGACAAACTTCCAGAATCACAGATTGATGTTATCTTCGACATTAAGCTTAATGACTATGATTCCGAATGGCTAAAAGAAAACACAGAAGCCTGGATAGAATGGAAGAATCTAGAGCAAAGTGCGATGGATTCTATTTCATACATTAAATCAACTGAGGTTTCCCCCGAAAATATCAAGGATGTAGTTAACACTTTTAAAACCATTATTAACGAAAGAAACAGCCTTGACTTTTCTTTTGATCTTGGATTGGATTTCACTGATCCCGAAAATCACAAACAACCCAAATCTAATACATTCTCTTCCGGGTATGATTTTATTGATATTTGTCTTGGCGGTGGATTTTCTGCCAAAAACCTTTATGTTTTTCTAGGTCAACCTAAGGTAGGAAAAACTCTATGGCTAGGAAATATAGCAGCACAAGCAATCAGGGCTTCAAATAATGTTGCGATTATAACATTGGAACTTAACGATCGCAAGTATATGAAAAGGGTAGGAGCTAATCTTCTTGGCATCAAAATGTCAGAATATAATAATGCGACAGAGGACGGGGAACTGATCAAGAAGAAAATTAGAAATCTAACTTTTGATAACCTGTCAGTTCCAGGCCAGCTTTACGTAAAGGAATTTGGTACTAGCCAGGCATCAGTTCTAGATGTTGAAAAATGGCTCAGAAAGGTTGAAGAAGTCAAAGGTATTAAGTTTAAGATAGTAGTCATAGACTACATTAATATCATGAAGAACTGGAGAAATCCAAACACAGAGAACACCTACATGAAGATTAAGCAAATAGCGGAGGATCTAAGAGCGATGGCACAGAGAAATAATTGGTCCGTTATTACAGCAACACAAACCAAGCAATCTGAATTCGATGCTACAGATCTTTCCATGAATTCGGCTTCAGAATCATCTGGACTTGTTGCAACAGTCGATGGTATGTTTGGTATTATTCAAGATCCACTGATGTACTCCAATAATGAATATAAATTAAAGGTACTAGCTAATAGAGATGAAGGATATAAAAATTCTTATAAAAAATTCCTCGTTGATTATAGCTTTATGAGGATCTCCGAAGATCCCAACTCCCAAATAATGAATGAGTCTTAATGAAACAGAAAAAACTAATTGAAGAGGAAGAGAAGAAAGAAATAGAATTACCCGCTCAGGATTCAACGTTTGAAGAATACCTACATATAGATGATGGAAGTAGAGATTATCATTCATTTAAAACTAGCAAGGATAATGACGATGAAAATTACAGGCATCTATCAGCATTAAACACTTTAGTTTATGAAATTTTTCACAGATCTAGATGGTGTGCTTTGGGACCGAATAAAAAAATACCTAAGGACTTGATCCCATTTTTATTTCAAGATCTATTAGAAGAAATGGAAGGTACCGAATTTAGTATGGTAGAAAAATTTGTTACTATATGTGATTTCATGAACGTGGGATATCAGAAAGCTTACGAGCTAATACACATGAAATACAAAGAAATTATTGTTAACGAAATGGATCAAAAATTTGGAATTGTTTCCAAAAAGAAGATCAAGAAAATATTCTAAATGGATTCATCAAAGATTAAAAGGGTTTGGATGATAACAGATACCCATCTGGGTGTCAGAAATAGCTCGGAAGAGTGGATCCAAATCATGAGAAAATATTTTTTTGAATGGTTTATACCTTTGGTTAAAAAAGAATATAAGCCTGGTGATGCTTTAGTTCACTTGGGTGATGTTTACGACTCCAGACAAAGTATTAATCTCAAGGTATTAAACTTGTGTGTTGAGATCTTTAGTGAACTCTCTAAGATTTTTCCCGATGGAGTATATGTAATTTTAGGAAATCATGACTGCTACTCCTAGAAAAGTTCTCATGATGCCGTGGAGAACTAGCGAAGAATCCGCGGTTGAGCTACTTTCTGAAGCGGAAGAACACGATTATCTTTTCTGCCACAGCGATATTAAAGGACTTAGCTTTAATAAATACACAAAAATAGAGGAAGGAATTGGCTATAATAAGCTGGAAAATTTCAATCGAGTTTATTCTGGGCACATCCATTACTCTCAAAATTTTGGTAAGGTTAGAATGCTAGGATCACCCTATCAACTAACTAGATCCGATATGGATAACAAAAAGGCAATACTTTTACTTGATCTGTCAACAGAGGAAGAAAAGCTATTCGAAAACGATTTTTCTCCTAAATTTATCCGAATGGGGTTTGATCGGGTTCTGGAAAAAACTCCTTCAGAACTTAGTGAGATTTTTAGAAACAATTTCGTTGATATTTTAATAGACCCAAAACTAGCAGTAAAGGCTTCTCTTGGGATTTTAACTGAAATGGTGTCAACACAGTTAAAAACAAACTTCACACCAATAACAGAAAATCAGGCAGAACAAAATGTAGAGGAAACATTGTTCAACCTAGATGGTAAGAATTTTTCCATTATAGATTTTGCTGATCAATATATCGGTGCTTTGGATGAACCAGACGAAGTTAAGGAGAGAATGAAAAAAACAATAAAAGTTCTCTATAATAGAATAGCTCACAAAGAGGAAAAAGAATGAGATTATCAAAAATAGAATGGAGAAATTTTGCTTCCTATGGAAATAAAATACAATCTCTAACTTTCGGGGATAACCCTGGATTATATTTAGTAGTAGGAGAAAACGGAGCAGGTAAATCCACAATATCCGACGTTATAACTTTCGGTCTTTATGGTAAACTCGACGGGAAAAAACTAAAGGATATTCCTAATAGAATTAACGGAAATGCTTGGGTGAAAATAACTTTCTTAGTAAATGGGGAGGAATATTCAGTTGAGAGAGGTTTAGATCCCTCAATTTTTAACCTATATGTTAATGGATCATTATATGATAAGGCTGGTTCTAGGTCAGTACAGGACTATTTAACCGATGATATAATCCAAATTCCTAACTACGTTTTTAACAATACAATTTCTTTATCAATTAATGATTTTAAGAGCTTCCTTAAAATGTCTCCGTCGGATAAAAAATCCATCATTGATAAAATATTCGGATTTTATGTGATCAACGAAATGAGGGATCTTCTGAAGGAAGAAACTAAATCCATTCGAGAAAATTTGATCAGGATTTCGGGGGAAGTTGATTCTCTTTCTAAAACACTTAGCAGAACACAGGAAGAAATGGATGTTCTTTCTAAAAAGATTCTAGAGGTTTCTAAGGATAAGATAAGTGATTTGGAGGATAAAATTTCCAAATACAACCAGCTATTAGAAATACACAAAACAAAAACCTCTGAATTTTCGAGATTAGAATCAGATCTCCAGGGGGAAACCAGAAAAGCATACAAGATATTAACAGAGTCTAAGGGATCGTTAAGAGGAGTGGAAGAAAAGATGAGACTTTATAATAACGATAAATGCCCGACATGCGCTTCAGATCTTTCTAGTATTTTTCATCAGGGAATAAAAGATGGACTACTTAAACAGATCGATGATTTTAAAAAAGAAATTCTAGATGCTCAAAAAAATTATGATGATTGCTCTTCCAAAGAAGCAAATCTAAGAAAGGAAAGAGAGGAAATAAACACCAAAGGTAACAAGATTATAGTCAACATAAACTCTGCAAAAGAAGAACTAAAAAAACTAAAATCCGGTGCTTCCTCGGATGGAATAGATTCTCTTAAAAAAATAGCAGAGGAGACAAGAAACAATATCCAGGGATTTACCGAAGAAAAATCTAAGGAGGATAAAAAAAGTGAGTGGCTTAAGAAGATAGAGGAAATCCTAGGGGAAAAAGGAATCAAGCAACTAGCGCTTAAAACCATTCTTCCTTCTTTAAATAACCATATAGCGGAATTAATGCAATCCCTGCATCTTTCATATACAGTTACCTTTGACGAGGATTTTAATGCTTCTATCATCCATATGGGTGAGGATATATCAATTTCAACTTTAAGCACCGGAGAAATGAAGAAAGTTGATTTTGCTGTACTTCTTTCCGTTATAAAGCTGATGAAAATAAGATTCAGTAGCATAAATCTTCTATTTTTGGATGAAATTTTTAGTTCTGTAGATCCGGACGGGGTTTACACGATTCTAAACACCCTCAGAAAAGTTTGTGATGACCACGGACTTAATGTTTTTGTGATCAATCACGCTCCAATGCCTACCGAAATTTTCGATTACAAGATAGAAATTCAGAAAAGAAACAACTTCTCTGATCTTTTAATAGAGAAGGTATAGTCCTTTCAAATATATAGGAACATGGCTATCACATCAAGAAATGACCTTGAGAGGTTCACGTATTTCTTCGTTTCTAAAAGTGTCAAGAAATACCTATCTCCACTACCGATTATAGAGTTTCATGTCTATAAATTCGAAAATCCAGTTTCTGCTGAGAGAGGTAAAAAATATTTAAGAGACGAATTTACTTTAGACGTTTATCAAATAACGGATGAAGTATACAAAACAGAGTCTTTTGAACATCCCAAGTATAGAAACCAGAAAAACCAGTATATAAAGTTCAAATACATAGATATACCACTTAAAACTGTTCCTGTGGAGACCAGTAGAAATATAGAATTAGCATGAATTTTTTAGATAAATTTAATAGCGATGACGTTTTTTTCAGAGGATTAATTATTGGGATGCTAAAATCCCTAAATGAAAAAATTACGTTTTATCAGACAACTAGTTCCGGAAAAATCCAAGAGATCTATATCCCCTTCTTTTATTCTTTAGCAGGAGATGAATCATTTTTACAAGATTTTTATTTGAATTATGGTGACTGTGACGGAAATCCTCTATTTGCAGAGGGTAACTATGATGTTATTCCAAGGGGAATTTTAGAATATCAAAGTTCTAGGATCACAACATCATCATCAACAAATAAGTATGTGAGGGGTACATATGAGAAAGAAATCGTTCAGGAATCTGGAGGATCTGAGATAAAAGCTTATTCTGCTTATCTGTCACCAATACCAATTGATGCAACATTTTCACTTAAAATTAAGGTTGATACTACGACGGATGCTCTAAAAATTCAGGCTAGAACTATAGAGGTTCTATTCAAAAACTTTATTTATTATTTTGAATATAACGGATTTAGAGTTCCAGTTCAAGCATCATTGGCTGATCAATTGCCAGATAAAGCTCCAAACGTTTTTAATTTTAGCTATGGAAGTACTGGAGGAGAAGGAATTACCTTATCGATCAACGTTAATGCTGAGACATATTTACCACAACTAGATCTCTCGACAGAAAGGTTTAGAGGAAATCTAATGCAGGGAGGGATCAAATTAAAAACCGAATTAGGAGTAGTCCCACCTGATAATTCAGCCATTCTAAAAGGGTTTACAACTCTTTCCCAAACCACAATTAAATAATTAGGAATTTAGAGGCTGATCCTGTACAATATCTGTGATCTCTGTTCCTTTGGATGGATCCTGAGACTTTCTATATCCAAGAAGTCCTGCACCAATTCCAGTAAAAACAACAGACTGAAGTAAAATGTCAGTGTCCTTTATTAATGAACCATAAAGGAAAGATATGCTACCGATGGTACATATTAGCACACCCATAGTCCCGCTAGCAGAAGTTTTCCCGTTCGAATTAGAGGTCATCTGAGCAAAACTGAATTTATTAATCATTTCTTTAAGATCTTTTAATCCCATACCTAGATTTTATTCACCGATATATATGAGAAATGACAGACCCGATTATTTTTTCCAGCATTGGAAACTACAGAATTATTAACTACAGCGAAGCATTTAGCGACGTTAAAAAGTTTAAGGGATGGATTATAGAGGCCACCGGGGAATCGGGCGCTTCTAGGTATCTTAAAAAAGAATTTAGATGGAGCTTAAATAATAGCAATTGGTCTCTATGGATAGAATTAACCGAAGAAAATACCAATGCTTTGGATTTAAACCCAGATAATAAATTATATTTAGAATTCAAGTTTACCGCATTTTCTGACGAAGATGCAAGCCCACACCTTTCGGAAGGATCCCAATTAAATCCTGTAATTGAAATAGAAAATTTTGATCTGGATTTAGAGTATTTTGTACCTGATTATAGAGATCTAATAGTAAAACCTGCAGTTCTCTGTTCCAAGGAAATGTACACAAGATCTATCATTTTTAATGATGATTGCGATCCAGATAAAGTATTTAAGCCTTATGATGTAAATCGTGGAATAAATGTTTATCAGGATTTAAGTAAAACAGTAAATGTTCTTTTTGGGCACGAGGTAAATTATTACTCAGTACAACCAAACGGAAGGGGAAAGGATGTAGTTCTCCGAGAATACAGTCTCTTCGATGTTGTTGATGAAAAGTGTGTTAAAGTAATGGTTCCGGGTAACAATTTTCCGGACAATAAACCAATTTATGACACTTTTGGAATTCAATTTGTACAGCCTTTAGAAGTTCATATTGACAGAAAATATTTTGAGGGGATTTTTGGAAAGGGTGCACAGCCAAGAAAAAGGGATATTATATTTTTCCCATTAACAAACAGAATCTATCAAATTGAGTCAACTTATTTGCACAGGGATTTTAATTTATATCCAGTTTTCTTCAAATGCCAATTGATGAAATATGAGGTAAAGAAAAATACCCAATTTATTAACAAGGAAGCAGAAAAAGAGCTCCTAGATTACACCGTAAACACACAGGATCTTTTTGGGGAGGAAACTCAGGAGGAAATAGAAAAAACAGTAAAACCCCAACAATATTTTGTTTCGTCACAAAGAAGAAACGAAGACCCAACTAGAGCATACATAGATCAGTATCTTCCAATTATAGAATATGATCTAAATAATAACTGGACAATAGTATTCAATAGTTATTACGATCTAGAAAGATTTTTATACGAAGATCCAACATCTACAGCTAAAACTGATGAGCAAAGACAAGCTATTAGATATAAATCATTACCTGTTTTGGAAGAGAATGAAGAAATATCATTCACCTGCTGGTTTAAAATGAAAAACTATATAGATAAAACAAAACTTGTTAATAAACCCGCTTCCAAAATATCTATAACTTCATACACACAGGAAGATGGATTAATCACATATTCAACATATCCTATAGCACACAAATTGAGTATGGGGAGTAATCCAGAAGGATATGTTTCTGTGATTGCGGATGGATCTAGAAGCGGAGGGTTCAAAATAGTAGGTATTCCAGATGTATACAGATTTACAGTAAAAGATAATGGAGCTGCTATAACTTCGTCAATTTCCACATGGAAAATGCAAAAAGCACAAGCCAGAACATTGATTCATGGAAGGAAGAACAATCAAGGAATTTGGATACAAATGATCTGGTCTGGATCCAATGAAACAGAAACAAGCACTAGTTACATACAAACAGGTTCTTTTAGAATTCTGATTAATGATTTAGAGATACTTTCACCTTTTGGTGCTGGAACAACATCTTCATTAGGACAATTAATACCATCGCTCGAAGATTGGTATGGATTTGTATTTAACTTTTCGAATATATTTAAACAATACTCCATAAACGTTTGGAAAATGCTTTATGACCCAGAAAATCCAGAAGCTCAAACTTCTGATCTTGGATTAATTCATAATAAAGAGGGTGTAATCACTGAAAAATACACTTATAATATACCTTCAGATATTGAATTAGATAACCAGAAAGAAACTTGGAAAACTGATAATAATGCATACAAAGTATTAGGGAGTCCGCTTTTATTAACCAATTTGAGAATTTTCCAAAACATGATCGAAAAAGAAAAGCAATCTGCAATCTTGAATCAGAATGTTGTAGGGGATTCTCAGTTAGCAGTTATTATAGATAATGCTAAACCGGTATTGAAGCTACCTAAAATTGCTAAAAACAGATAACTATGCCAAGAAGACCGCCTAAAAACAAGGAAGGATCACCTATTACCAAGGAACAAGCTCTCAAGAAAAAGCAGGAATTAGAGGATCTAATCTTTAACAACGAAACCCTTGATGGTTTAACTGCTCCTGATATTCCACCAATGAAGCCATCAAGAGTTATGAATTTTGACTCTTTGAAAACTGAGGTTGAAACTGAAGCAAAAAGTATTCTAAACTCGTTAATTAAATTTTATATGGATAGCGATATAATCGATGAGAAAGATTATATTTCATTCAGAGCAAAAGTTGATGCACTGAGTATTTCCACTATGGCTTTTCAGATCAGAACCGCTCAACATGCAGTGACTAAAATGTTAGACGAGATAGACGCAGGGGGTCAATATCAAGCAAGAAACTTTGAGGTGTTAGCTCAAATGCAAAACCAATTGATGCAAATGCCTGCAAAATTTCAGGCTTATCTGGCAGACATGGAAAAAACATATAAGAATTTGAACAATGAAGCTAAGCTTCAGGATAACACCAAACAACCTGTCATGTTTGATGGTGATGGGAATGAAGTAATCATTCCTGGATTGGGGGGTGAAGGAGGAACAGTAAAGGTTAGGGGTAATAAAGGATTTATGGAAGGACTTCAAAGCGTGATTAAAACCGAGGTAATAGTTAAAAAAGCTCAGGTTGTGGAAGAAGTTGAAAGCAATTTGATAGACCCGAAGATGAAGGATTTAATTACCCCAGAAAACGAATTAAAGAAACAGATCGAAGATGAAACTAAAATAGAATTAGATGAAGATCTATTTTAATTATGGCAGCTGAAGAAAAAATACAAAGTAATTATTGGACGTCTGCAAGAGTTGAAGAAATTATCAAAAACGCAGACGAAAAGGGCATAGATTTTAAAGACGTTGATAATCCATTCCATGAAAATGACCCGGAGCTCAGAAGAGGAGGGGTTCTTTATGAATATACTGAATGGGAGGTAGCAGAAATGAAGAGGTGTGCTTCTGATGTTATTTATTTTGCTAACACTTATTGTAACGCGATGACGGACGAGGGTATTCGAAAGATAACACTTCGTGATTATCAAGAACAAATTCTTAGTCAATATCAAAAACACAGATTTAATATCTTCCTAAGCCCCAGACAAAGCGGTAAAACTGTTACGTCATCTATATTCTTGCTGTGGTATTTGCTTTTTAATTATGACAAAAACGCCATGATTTTGGCAAACATTGGAGACACTGCAACAGAATTGATGGATAAGATTAAGATCATTATGAAGGGTCTCCCGTTCTTTTTAAAGCCTGGAATTTTAGTTTATAACGTTATGACCATGAAATTTGATAATGGTTGTAGGATTATGGCAAAAACAACAACCAAGCAATCATCTATCGGTTTTACGGTTCACTTTTTATATATGGACGAGTTTGCCCATATCAATCCTAATTTCATAGGTCAGTTCTTTAAATCTGTATATCCTACCATATCTTCTTCAAAGATTTCCAGAATTATTATCACTTCCACCCCTAACGGAATGAACAAATTTTATGAAATCTATAAGTCTGCTATTGACGGGGAGAATGAATTCAATCCTATAAGAGTTGATTGGTGGCAGGTTCCTGGAAGGGACGAAGAGTGGAGAAAGAAAGAAATTGCTAACCTCGGATCGGAAGAAGATTTTAACCAGGAGTATGGAAATCAATTTCTAAGCTCTTCTAAGTTGCTTTTAGATTCATACACATTGAAAAAGCTCAAAAAAACAGAGGTTAAATTTGTGCACAAGGAGCTGTTGCCGTTTCAAAATTCAATTATAGATTATCAAAATTTAACTTGGCATCCAAATTTTGACCCAACAAATCTTTGGGAAGAGGGAGAAAATAAGAGATTTGTAATTTCTGTAGACACCGCAGCGGGAGGTGGTGGGGATTACAGTGTTGTTAATATTCTTAAGGTTTCTCCTAAACCTCTTGTCTTAATAGAGGAAAAGAAATTTTTTGAAGACGAATCTGACTTTTTTTCGTTGCTACAGGTCGGGATATTCAGATCAAATACTATTCAAATAGAGGAACTTAAGGTTTTTTTAGAAATATTATGCGCTGATGTTTTTAATCCGGAACAAATAAAATTGGTTGTTGAAGTTGACTACAGGGGAGAATATTTAATTGAAAAATTGCTTACGGGAGAGAAGCTTTTTTCTGAAATGTTTGTCTATACCAAGCATACAGAAAGCTCCAAGCAACTTAAAACCGGAGTTAAAGTAACACCTAAAACCAAAGAAAAATACTGTGAGGACTTAAAAATTAATACAAGAAACTCAAAAATTATCCCCACAGAGATCACTACAATTCTAGAATTAAGCAATTTTGGGGAAACTAGCAAGGGAATTTATCAGAGTCAAATTGGAAATGATGATATAGCCATGACATTGGTAAATGCCAATTCTGTATTTGAATATCAAGATTTTATGTATTTAGTAATGGATGTTTTCGATTCAATTTCGGAAAAATACAAAATTGCGATAAATAAAAAACTAGCAGAAACCGGAGAAACTGGAATTCAAGGTGACGCTGCTAGTAGAGAAATGGAAACATACAATGTTTTCAAGGACTTCTTTTAGGTATTTTTTTGATATATAGATTAAGAGCAGGACTCCCGAAGTTCTCACCTCGAAAAGATATATACAAGTAAAAAATACAAAATGGCAAAGAAGTTAACTCTGGATCTATCCGTTTTTAAAAGTTCTGGTGTCTATACCTTAGAATTTGATGCTTCTGAAAATATTGTAGTAAATCCACAGACAGTAAGATTAGTGGTTGGATTTTCAAACAAGGGCCCATTCAACACTCCAGTTTATGTGCCAGACGTTCAGACAGCTATTAAAGTTTTCGGTGATATCGATAGAGCTTTAGAAAAAAAGGGATCGTTCTTCCATCGATCAATATTCACATGCTTAAACAGCGGACCTGTTTTTGCCCTTAATCTTTTAAAGTTGAACAATTCAGTCACAACAAGTGACGATCCAGATGTTGCTAACGGAGCTGATGTAGCTAGATATAGAACTTTTTCTGTTGACACTGCAGAATCTAACGGAACTAACTCAACTGATGAGTACACGAAGGTAAATGCAAATCTTCCTAAGCAGGATAAATTGGTTTCTTCTTATTATAACAAAGAAAAGTTTTGGTTCCCAGATCCAAACATGCTTCTTGCCACAATAGATGTAACTGAGCAATCTAAATTGTTCAGTCTGGTTAACTTAAGCCAAAACCCAGTAAGTGTTATTGTAAAGAAATCTTTGGATGCTAGACTTCCTATTAAAGGATTTGATATCACAGCTCAAGAATATTTTGGAGCTAGCAATGTTCCAAACTTCATGAATCCTTATGATTACATTTCAGATTACTTTGTAGATGTTATCGTAGTAAGCGGAAATTGGACTAAATATCAAGAACTTTCTTTAGATCCTATTTACTCCTCATATTTCACATCAAAGGGATTCGTAAAAGCTCAGATTGACAATTTCTTGGCTCTGAAAGAAGTAAACGTGGTTCTAACTGTAACTGGATGCTTGATTCCAGATTTTGTTGATCAAAACGGAATCACACAATACATTAAGACATTAATTAACAATCAAGTAGGACAAACAGGAGTACTTTGTGCAGTAAATGAAGAGGCTTTAGATGATTTATCATCAGGAGATTACTCTTATATAGATTTAGTTGGCCATCACCTAACGGGTGCTTTAAATCCAGCTAATCCTGAAATCAACGAAATAGATTTCTTAAGTTATAGTTCTCCGCTAACTGCAGATTTTACATACACTCAAAATTCTAACACCATAACAGATCTTGATAGCCCTTATTCAGATCTTATTGAAATCGGAACAACATTTGTTGATGCCTTCGGCTCACCTAGTGTTGATGGAGTATTTGAAGAAGATTTTGCAGCATATAGCTCTACAAATCTTGATTCTGGATTACCATATTTGCAAACAAATTTCTTAGGTGCAGATGCAACTAGCAGAAAAAACGCACTAAAAAATTTCTTGGCAGTTACTGCAACATCTCCAGCATCTAAATTCATTATTGGTAAAGTTACTGGAAATATTTCAGGGAATGTTGAAGCTAAAAAAGCTTTCTCTGCCAATGACATAGTTAAATTAAAGGTTGAGGAAGTAAAAGAGGTAACAGTTTCTCCTGGAAACGTACAACTTAGAATTAAATGGTCACATCCTTTATTTAAAGCTGCTTCTCCTTTAGTTTCTCCTTATTATAGAACAAACATAGGAGGAAGCCACTATCAATTCTGTAAAGCAGATTACTTTGATAGATTTGATCCAATTGAAACAAGTCCTGGACCTCTTGGAAGTCCAACTCCTATTAATCCACAGACATTAGGAAACTACACATACTTCGGTTATGCTGAATCTAAACTTTTCTTAGATCATAAAAATGGATTAATTAGCGACGGAGACGTAATTTACAAAGCATATGACGGATCATCAGTTCAATATCTTAAATTTGAAAACTCTGTAGACAGAGACGGATTTGAAACAGTTGAAATGAAATCCTACGTTGATGCTGATTTCACAACAGAAGAAGCAGCGGTTTCATTGGGTGTAAGTTATAAAACTTCCTCAACAGGATCATCAGATACTGTAGACTCTGATGAAGTAAACATCGTATCAATTGCAGGAAACCTAAATCAATTTGTTAATGTAATCTCGGTTATTTCAACAAACCAGGTGGAAGTATCAGTTACTGAAGTAGCTGCAACATCTCTTAAAGTAGGTGATCTCCTAGTATCACAGGACGTTGATCAATTTGAAAACGCAGTTGGTAATAAACTTAACAGATTAACAAGAATTATAGAATCTAAGAAAGTAGCAGTTCCTGGATCACCTGGAAACTACACAATTTACGTGAAAACGGATAGACCTATTCTTCTTTACTCCGGAGCTAACGCAAGAGTGAATAAGTTTAGACCGATACATCAATTCGTGGAAACCTACAAGATTTCATATCTTCCCGGCTTCCAGCTTAAAACCTCTCACAAGCCTAACGGATCTGATGACAGATTAGACGAAATCTTGGACGTTTTAACCACAACCAATATTTCTAAAACACTTGCTGATAGAAATATTATCACTTTCAGATATGTTGTTGATACGTTTGATGGACAAATTCAAACTAACTCCAAACATCAACTAGCTAAATTAGCTAAAGATAGACAGAAATGTCTTGCAATTATTAATGCTCCTTCAATGGAGAAATTTAAGGATTCAATAGATCCAAGATTTACTGACGCACCTTCAGCAACAGAACCAGCTCCTTTACTAAGAGCAAAGTATATTGCAGAGGGCGGAAACTTAGAACTAAATCCTTCATTCAGATTCACTTTACCTGATGAAGATAGTGGAGCTAAATTCTGCGGTGTGTTTGGACCTTTCTTAACTATAAGAGAAAATGGTAAAAACTTTAATATTCCTCCAGCTGCACACGTAAGTAATAATTTCATTAGAAAATTTGTTACTGGAGAACCTTATTCTATCGTAGCTGGTCAAAAAAGAGGGGTACTTTCAGGATCTAACTTAGTTGGACTTGAATATGATTTCTCTCAGGATGATAGAGATTTCTTAGAACCCTTTGGATTCAACCCAATCATCAGAAAGAGAAATATTGGATTGGTAATATTTGGTAACCAAACAGGATATCAAAGAACTAACTCAGCATTTAATAACTTGCACGTTAGAGATCTTCTAATTACTCTTGAAGAAAGTGTTGAGGATATTCTTTCGAATTACGTATTTGATTTTAACGAAGATTCAATCAGACTTGAAATTAAAACTATCGTAGACAATTACTTAAGCGGCGTTAAAAACGTTGGAGGTATCTATAACTACTTAACTATTATGGATTCTTCTAATAATACTCCTGCTATCATAGATCAAAACTTAGGAATTATCGATATCATTCTCGAACCTGCTAGAGGTATTCATAAGTTTATCAACAGAGTAACTGTTACAAGAACTGGTGGTATTGCTTCTGGAGGTTTCATCCAATTCAGTTAATTTGATGAATACAGAAAAGAGGAAATATATAAAATAAAAAATGGCAGGATTACCACATTATACGTCTTCGAAAGCAGCAGTAAACAAATTTGAACCGATCTATACGAATCAGTTTGAAGTTGTTATTACTCCACCTGCTTCCGTAGTTCCCCCTCAGGGAAATCCTAATAATGGCAACATTCTTTTAGAGCACGTAAAAAGTGTAGAAGGATTGGGTGTTGATCAGAATCCAGGAGAAATAGCTCAGCAATATAAAAATGCTAAGAGATATTACTCCGGGGCAAAACCTAGCCAAACTGGATTTGATCTAACGATCAACTTTGAGGTAAACCTAGACGAAAATAATTCAATGTACGTTTTTAAAACAATGAGACAGTGGGCGGATTTAATTTACAATCCACTTACGGGAGCTCAGGGTTTGAAAAGAGATTATACTGGTACCATAGTAATTAGTGCATTTAATAAGGCAGGTGACGTTTTTAGAAGAATCACATGTAAAGACTGCTTTCTTATGGCAAGTTTAACACCTATGGATCTTAACTACACTAACACTCAGATATTTAGTTTGAGAGCTCAGTGGGCAGTAGATTACTTTGATGACGTATTTTTATAATAATTAAATAAAAAATGGCAGGACTACCACATTTTACGAGTTCAAAAGCAGCAGTAAGCCTATATGAACCGGTTTATTTAAACCAGTTTGAGGTTATAATCCAACCCCCTGCAGCAGTTTCAAACCCTGTGGGAAATGCAGGTAGATCACTTTTGGTTGAAAATATCATCTCTATCACAGGATTGGAGGTAGATAAAACACCAAGACCTGTAGAACAAAACTACAAATTTGCAAGAAGAAGATATGCAGGTGGAGCAGTAGAGGATACTGGTGCTAGAATTAGATTACAATTCCACACAAATCTAGATGACAATAATTCTAACTATGTTCACAAGACATTGAGAGAATGGTCAGATTTAGTTTATAATCCTCTAACAGGTGCTATGGGAATTAAAAGTACTTATGCAGCTAACACATACGTTTTAGTAAGTATGTTCAATAAACAAGGAGATGTTTTTAGAAGAGTTAAATTTTTAAATTGCTTCCCGATAGAAGCGATTACAGCTATTCCTCTACAATATGAGGGAGGTGGAAATAGACTTTATGATATAAACATATCATTCAGAGCTGACTACTTCGAAGACACATTCAATTAAAAACTTTACGTTCGAATATATAAAAGGCTTATCTACCAATAAGCCTTTTTTATTGATTTTTTGTAAAGAAGGAGAACATTATCCAAGCATGGACGAAGGTGATAAAGAATCTAGAGAAATACAAGAAGAAGGAGAAAAGGATGATCCTTTTCAGAGATACGTCTCTAATGTTAGCGATGTTCTTTCTCCCATTTGGTTACGACGCTTTATTCAAGTTAATCATGGATTTAACTGGTTCATATTGGGTTGCAGATATCGTTTTTTATTCAATTTCAGGATGTTTTTGGTTATCATATATCTTACTTACGAGACATTTAAATAAAGCCAAAAAATCTTAGACTCTCACCCCGAATTTTATTTTAAACCTCCTACTACAAGTAAGGATAGATAAAATAGAATTGTTTTTATGGAAAATACTTTTGAAAACGAAATGCTTTCAAAGCTCTCTGAAAGAGAGAAAGAAAGCGGATTAAACTATGAGGAATTAACCCCTCCCCAACAGGAAATTCCAAAATCACTAGGAAAGGCGTCCTTTGTCGAAGAGAGTCTTTCTGAACTGGCCATGGAATCCCCCTGGAAAAAATTACCTCTAGAAAATTTACCCTCTCAGGGTTTTGGATATCCGGAAGAAACAGAGCTTTCTATTAGATCAGCGGAGGTTTCAGAAATTCGTCATTTCTCAACAATAGATGAAAATGATCCCATAGATATAGACGATAAAATAAATCATATAATTTCTAAATGCTCTTCTTTTAGATGGAAAGGAGGGGTCTTGAATTTCCAAGATATTTATCAGGAAGATAGATTTTATATTTTTATGGCAATTCGTGATTTGACTTTTGTTAAAGGGGAAAACAGAATATTTATTCCTATTCAAAATAAATGCACTAAAGAAGATTGCCCGATTCCTTCAGAGATTGAATTGACGTCAGGAGTTCTTTCTAATTTTTCATTAGATCCAAAACTTAAAACATATTATGACCATGAAAATGGTTATTTTCAATTAACACCTAAAAATGGTGATCCTGCAATTCAACTTTTCATTCCTACTATTGGGGTATCTCAAAAAATCAGGAAAATTCTAAGAGATAAAACTAGGGCAGGTAAAAAATACGACTCATCATTTGCCACGGTATCTCCTTTCCTAATACCTAACTGGAGAGATCTTGACGAAAAATCTTACGACTCTTATGAAATGAACTCCAAAAACTGGACATATACCCAGTTTGTTTTATCTGATAATATTTCTAAACAGATAACATTTGCTACAAAAAATAATTTGTCTGTAATTTGTAATAAATGCGGTGCCGAGGTCACTGCTCCTATCCGATTTCGCGGGGGAATCAGATCCCTTTTCATTGTTTCAGATATCTTTGGACAACTACTTTGAAATCAAAAGAAAGCTAGCAAAAGATCATAATATTTCTTTTTCAGAGCTGGAAAAACTTCCATATTTTGAATTTCAAATCATCCTTGAAAAAATAAACAGGGAAATAGAAGAGAGAAACAAGAAAATTATCAAAGAGAAAGACGGATTGGTACCCATTTTTAATTTAACCAAGCAATAAACCTTTAATATATAGAGGAAAAGGTAGAATTTGGCAATAATTAATTCCGAACAGGTAGATGTTTTTAACAAACAGCTCTCAGATAAAAAATCTGCAGATCCTTTATTGGGTAATGCTTCACAAGAAGCTCTTGATATTGCTATAGGGCAGGCAAGGGGTGAAGTTCTTCCTGGGAGTTTTGGAGCTGCTATGTTTGAAATTCCGGAAGGGAAGGATCCGAGTCAATATATTAATTCTATCACGGATAATATCGTTAGTACAGCAGTTGAAAACTTCAAGGGTCTTTCATATCAAAATCCAAAATATTTAAGCGGGTGGGTCCAAAATAGACCTTCATTTAAGGATTCTAACGCGTATAACGAACTTAGAACAATAACTAAAACTGAATTCAATACCATAGAAAACGGAATTGATGATCTGGAAATGGGGGAAAGTCCGGACTTCAATAACAAAGAGCTGAACAAAATTTCAAGTAATAATTTACAGCACATTTTAGATTCTACTGTTCTTAATTTTCTAAAAGAGATTGGGATACAAAGACAATCCGGGGCTGCTCCTAGCGATGAATATGTCATGAATAGCGCTAAAGAGGTTTTCGATTTTCTGGCTAAATCGTTAATTCCTCCTGCTCCTAAACCTGAACCGATACTCCCGCCTCCTCCCCCAGCTCCTACAGAACCAGCTCAATCCCCAGCAGCAGAAATCCCTGCCTCTGTTATCACCACACAACAAGAGATAGCCAAACCTGCTGAACCCACACAGGAAATAACCCCCGCTACTGCAAATCCGCCGGTAACACAGACCCCTCCTGCTGCAAATCCCCCAGCGGAACCAACATCCACGGTAGTTCAACAAACACAGACGAATGTTACTAATGTTACAAATCAGGCTGCTGTGGAAGGTCCTAAAACATTTGATGCTGCTACTACCAAAGAATTCACTAAGGAAGAATCCCCTCTACTTAGTATGTTAGGGGATCAATTAGGAATGAGTGCAGGAGAGATTGCTAACATGTTTGCCGGAGCAGATATTGCAACATTTGATCAAGCAATTGCTCAGAGCTTTGGAGGTGAATCCGATGCTATAAATCAAGCGACAGGAGAAATCCTTCAAAACCCCGATTTAGCAGCTAAAGCAAGTACCGTGGTTCAAAATTTAACACAAAATGAATCCGTTCCAACAGAAGCAAAAGAGCAAGTTGCAAATGTAGTGTCCCAGGCAACCCCAATGGTGGAACAAACCCCTGTTCCTCCAGTTGAACAACAACCTGCCACCCCTCCCCCACCATCTCCACAAACACCTGCACCCTCCCCACAGGAAGAACCTGAAAAAACCTCAGAAACTAAAGCTCAAGAGGAAAAACAAAAATCTGCCGCTGAAGCTGAAACAAAAGCTGCAGATGAATCTAGGAAAGATGAAGACCAAAGAATCAATGGAGAATTACTCAAGACAATGAGAGAAATTTTAAAGGTTCTTCAAGGTCCACTAATCGTTACAGACAACACTCACAAATTTTCATAAGGTTCAGTTTTTTTTGTGAAACTTTCTTTCTATATTTGTATAGGATAATAAAAAGCTATGTCGGTTACTGAAAAAAAATATATTATGGAGGAAAATTTAAGAGAATCCCTAGCGGATTTTCTAAAAAATCCCTTCGATAACTATCAGGAATTGATTGGTTTGATTGAAAGCAAAAGCTCCTTCACAGAATCTGAAATCAACAAGATAGTTTCTCTGCTCGGTAAGTTTCCTGCTTATTCTGTTTATCCAGTAATAGATTTATTTAAAGGAAACTTAAAAGAGGAAAATATTGGAGAATAATTTTTTTACTGAGCAAGATTCAAATAACTGTTTAGATAAAAAGCAGTTTAAGTTAGATCTTGTTTATCTCAGAATGGCAAAAGAATGGTCAACTAATTCTCATTGCAAAAGAAGTCAGGTTGGATGTTTAGTAGTCAAAGACAAAACCATAATTTCAGACGGATATAACGGAACTCCAACAGGATTTCCAAACATTTGCGAAAATGAAATAAATGAAACCTTGCCTTATGTTTTGCACGCAGAAGCAAATGCTATAACAAAGCTTGCAAAAAATACGGTGAGTTCACACGGGAGCACGATGTATGTAACGCTTTCCCCGTGTTATGATTGCTCAAAATTAATTATTCAATCCGGGATTAAAAGAATCGTTTTCTGTGAGATTTACAGAAAGACTGATTCTCTCCAACTGCTAAACCAAGCTGGGATTGAAATTGTTTATATTAACTTACATAACCCTTTAAACCAAGAACCAGATGGCAAAGAGCATTCAAGAATTAGCTGAAAAATTTTTAATGACATCCCAAGAGAAAGATTTTAAGTCTCTCTATGATAGGATTAAACCAGGTTTACTTAATCACTGTAAATCAATCCTAATTGATGAAGAGGTTGCGCAAGATGCAGTGTCAAAAACTTTTGAAAAGATCTGGGTAAAAGTTGCCCAATATGATCCTTCTAGGGGAAATTTTTCCACATGGGCATATAACATAGCAAGAAACGAATCTCTGCTAATCAAAAAAAATTCGAAGAAATTTACTCCATTAGTTTATGAATCGATAGAATTAGATGGTAGAGATCATGATGAATTCATTCCTCTCTCTGATATAACCCCAGAGGATATTTTTGCTGAACCAGAATGGGAAATAAATAATCAGGAAGGAGGCTTTGATGATCTATATGATACAGTCTTAGAAAAGATGAAACAGCTTCCTGCGATTTATAAGGATATTCTTATGGATCGGGAACTACATAAGATGAAGTATCAAGATATTGCTGATAAATACGGAATGAAAAAGAGAGCAGTTGCAACACGTATTAGAAGAGCTAGAATAAAGATCAGGGAGATGTTTCCTGGAATAAAATTAAATTTTATCGATTGATATGATAGATTTTTTAAAGGGATTAATCAGAATTTTTGGAGTTATTAGAGACATTAGAAATTATCTATTTCTCCGTAGGGTAATTAAAAAGGAGCTGATGAATTCTCCGATATGGTCAAAAAACAATTTGAGGGTAGACTGGATTGGCAGAATTTACACAGTTATGAATTTACCACCCGAAGTGACAATGTCCCCAGATTTACCACGGGAGCTTTGGCCAGCTTATTTAATAGAACAATCGAAGGGATTAAATGAATATCTCACTTCTCTTAATCTTCATGAGATAATCATTCCTGAATATAAGGAGATTCCAGAAAGCAATTCATATCTTTTAGTTTATTATCCTTATTTCAGAGATCTAACAACCTGGTGGATTGCAAGTAGAACTATTTTTTGGACCACTGCTATCATCATTGAAAGCAAAACACAGTGGCTATCCCAAGCTTGGACTTGGACAATATCATTATTTTAAAAATTGACAAATCCTAATATTCAGAGAAAAAGCTATCCCTGGGGAAGAGCTTATGAGGTTATCACGGATCACCAGACTAAGCTGGTTCTTCCTTCCGTTACAACAGTTTTAAAGCTCCTTACTGAGCCTAAATTCCAACACTTGAGAGAAAAGTTCGGTAACGAGAAATGGCAGCAGATACTGGATAAAGCATCATTCAGAGGAACAGTTATGCACTCGATGCTTGAACATTTCCTATTGGAGTATGCAGAATCAAAATCAGTGGATAAGAGTCTTCTATCAGCTCAAAATATTGCTAAGGAAGAAGAAAAAAATTCACCAGACAAGTTGGATTTGATTGTGAGAGGTAGAGATCTTTTTTGGAATTTTTATCATGAAAAATTTTGGTCAGATATTAAATGTGTTCTTCATAACGAACTTTTTCTGTGGACAGATTTTAGAGGCGGATGGGCAGGAGCAACAGATTTTATTTTTCAAGACTTTAATGACGAGCACGTGGTAATAGATTTCAAGTCTGCTAGCTCACCTAAAGATGAAGACGATATTGATTCCTATAAATGCCAAATTTCCGCATATATGTTTGCTTATGCTGAGAGGTATGGAGTAATTCCTCACCGTGGGGAAATTTGGATTTCTAACGAAAAAAACTCTTCAATCCAAAGATTCATCGTTACAAGAGACGAGTTTAAAGAACATCTAAGAAAATTTCTGGATCTCTTGAAACAATTCAGGGAAATCCACTCTATTTGATGAAACATTAGGTTTAAGAGGATCTAAAAATGAATATAAAAAATAAAAAATGGCAGAAGAATTAATCACCGAAGTGGAAGTAGATCAAAAAAGAGTCGAAGAGCTACAATCAGCTCTTGACAAAAAACAAAAAGAACTGAGTAATAAGGTCTATGGAGTATCTATGAATTCAAAAGATCTAGAGGTGTATAATGATATTGTTTCCTCTCTAGAATGGAGGGGAAAGGAAGCTTTAGGAATTTTAGAGATCACAAAAAAGCTCGACCAAATCAAAGAAGAAGGCATAAAAAGTGGAGTGATCTATATGAATGCTCTAGAAATCGAAGCATCACATTATTTTCTAAATAAATTTTCAGGGAAGGGAAAAAGCCTAGCAAATGATTTTATCCGCATTTTTAAGGCATTCGAACAATCTTTGACCAATATTAGCCTAGATAATAAAGAGTTTGACGATCTAAAAAAGGATCTAGCAGCAGCTCAACAGGGCTTAGAATCTGAATAAATTCCGGGTTTTTAATCTTTTAGGGCTCACTTTATCAAGTGGGCCTTTTTTCTGTGGATATATAATACTTAAAGAAATAACTTAGATGAAAGAAAACAAGTATTTCCCATATATTGTAGCTATTTCTGCAATCAGCATCTCGTTTTCTGCTGCATTTTATTCGATCTTTGGTATCGGTAAAATGTTTGCAGGTGCTTCTACCAACGTGATGGTGATGGCAGCTAGTTTAGAATTTGCTAAACTAGTCATAGCTTCTCTGTTGTACAGATTCTGGGACGAAATAAACAAGGCACTTAAGGTTTACCTCACTATAGCATGTTTTGTACTAATAGTAATAACCTCGGCGGGGATCTATGGGTTCTTGTCCTCAGCTTATCAGGAAACCGCAAATAAGGTAGAAAACGTAGATAAAAATACTGCTGTCATTGAGAAAAGAAAGCAAATGATTCAAAGGCAGCTGGATCAGGCAGAAAAACAGTTGGAGCTTAAAAGTACCAGACAGAACACACTCTCTGATATGAGAAATAGACAGCAGAGCAATGCTGATAATCTCATAGCTCAAAACAAATCAACTTCCTCTGTTAGATCACAGATGAACCAATTGAGTAAAGAGAGCAAATCTTTGGATGATGATATAAAAGTTTTACAGGACACGATAGCTTCAAAAACTCAGCAAATCAACGATTTAGATCTGGAGATTCTAAACGTCTCTTCCAATAATGATATAGCTAACGAAATCGGACCTTTAAAATTTATCGCTAAGATCACTGGTAAATCTTTAGATCAAGTTGTAAACTGGTTTATTATAGCTTTAATGCTGGTATTTGACCCACTTGCGATTGCACTAGTTGTTGCCGCTAACTTCGTATTCTCCTATGTCAGCGAGAAGAAAAAAACAGAAGAATCCCCAAAAAATCCAGAACCGGAAAAAATTGAGGAAAAAATTATAGAGACTATAGAGCCAGAAAAGGAAGAAGAAATCAAATTGCCGGATCTAAAAATCGTAGATGAATACAAAACAGAGATAGAGGGAATTCCACTTACCTTAAAAGGATTTATTGTAGGAGATACCCCGATAGCAGAGATCAATAATGATATAATAAATGAAAATGAGCAGGAAGACATTTCCGAGAAAATCGAAGAAACAATTGAAAAAGAAGAAAGAGAAATCATTCTTCCAGAAGATGCGGGAGATAATGAGAAGAGCAAAGAAGATGATGATGTAGTTTATTCTCCAGATCTCTCCAGTATCGACCCAGATTTAACCCCTGATGAGGATTCAGAAATAATAGAAGAACACGAGGATCTGCCAGAAAATACGGAAGACGGTGAATTTGGTGGATACAGGCTAGGTAACGTTTACGGAAAAGAGAGAAGGAGTATCAAAGATTACAAGAATAAAAAGGAAATTCCGATCGACTTATTAGTCAGAAAGGAAGATCCTACCAGATTATAAGATGCCAAACGTATTAAAAACAGATTCAAGATATGTCAAGTACATTGATTGTAATCCAGAAAAACAGAAAAAAATAGTTTTTGAAGGATCCATTCTTAAAATCATAGAGGGATCTAAAGTTTTGCATTCTGTGGATATGTCTGGATTTTTTCACCCTGCATCAATTACCGGGGGAAGCTTCAAAAAGAGAATCTTTATAGATCCCGAAACGTCTTGGAATTTATACGGAGGAAACATAGCTCAAGATCAGGGAGAGGTTTCTTTAATCATAGTTAAAGTGAAATATGATAAATCTTTAACAGAAGATGAGAAGTTAATTTTCTGGGAATATAAAGGAAGGACGTTTCCTCTAAAAAACGTCTTATTCCTAACAGGGAAAACTTTAGATCATGTTAAACATCACGGATGGGATTTAGAGCCATATAATGTGTATGGTGATCCCACTAATGTTTCTCCTGTGGTAGATCCAGAATTTAGTCCGGTTTTAAGTCCTCAACCAACCTCGCCAGATTTTAGTTTGGGTGGAATTAAAATTATGAATACAACCCGGAAAGAGGTTGAGGTAGAAATATTAGTTATGAATTAATGGCAACAGCACCCCTTATATGTAAAGCAGATTTAGCTAATACCTTAATTGAAGGAGGTCAATTTAATCGTTGCACCTTTCAAGTAACCAAAGATTCGTCTGTTCTAAATTCTTTTGATTTATGTGATTTCTCCCTCGATATAGACGATTTTTTTGCACAAACACTAAAGTTAAAGGGTGGCAGTGCATTTCTTTTGGATGATTCCGGTTTATCTAATACATTCGGGGAGGTAAAAGCACTTATAGTTAGCGTAAAATATCCAGCATCATTTACAACAGATTCGAGTAAATATATTAACCTTATTTACGAAGAGAAAATCTATCCAATTGGAGGTTTCCATATCTGGACTGGAGAACCAGGAGCTGATCCCGGAAGAGGGATTTCAATATATCCGAGCAATTTTCTATCTAGTCCTCTTTATAATGAGGGAGGGATAGTGATACACAATCCACATTCTAATGATGTTGAGATCACTATTATAGTTGCTTCTGGTGGTGCTCTAGGAACAGGCATCAGCGGAACAAGCGGAACGAGTGCTAGCCCAACTACCAGCGGAAGCAGTGGAACTAGTGGATCTTCTGGAAGTTCCGGATCAACATCAACTTATTTTGGAATAAGTACAACATCAATAACCCTACCATAATGCCATACTCAAATATAACTATAACGACAAATTCGGGGCTTTCATTCAGACAGTATGACTTTATACAAGTAACCCATGATTCCGATAATTACATCATCGGTAGAGTTGTTAGCTATAATTCTTCAACAGGCCAATTAACTTTTACCCCATTAGTAGTTAGGGGGTCGGGGAGTTTTAGCACCTGGGAAGTAACATTAACAGGTGATCCCGGGGATGATGGAAGTAGCGGAAGTAGTGGAACTGCAGGATCTGCAACATCAGGAACTTCAGGAGGATCGGGAACTGCAGGAACTTCGGGTACTACCCCCTCGGTATTAGATTCAGGTAATCCATATTCAGTTCTCAGATATAACGGGTCGGGTACTGGAGTTACTGGTGATGCCAATCTTACTTTTGATGGAGCAACACTCTCGATAGATCCATTAGAATATAGCTCTGGGGGAGATCCAATCTATCGGATAATTTATCACAATGACGGAACTGCGGGAACCGCGGGCATAGTGGTTCGAGGTCCAATTTTTGGACAACCTTATACTGGGATAATTGAGAATAGGATACCACACGATTATCAGCAACAATTTGTCATCGGGGGTAACAATATAGCTCATATAGATTCTCAAGGATTCCACGTCCAGCAAGCTTTAATAGCAGATAATGGTGTCTATTTAGAAAGTCTAGAATTAGACCCATCACAAACAAGATTTTTAGTATGGGATCCTTCAACTAGTGGGGGTCTTCAGGGAAAAATTAAATGGAGAACTTCGGGTGCAGAAGGTGCTCAGGGACCAGCGGGAGCACCAGGTTCCTCAGGAAGTTCTGGAACATCAGGAACATCCGGTACATCTGGAGAAACCGGAGCATCTGGTTCTTCTGGGACATCAGGAACATCCGGTACATCTGGAGAAACCGGAGAATCTGGTTCTTCTGGGACATCTGGAGAAAATGGAACATCCGGTTCTTCTGGATCAACTGGTACTTCTGGTACTTCCGGTACATCCGGAAATGGAACATCCGGTACTTCAGGAGCTGGATTTGTTTGGAGAGGGGAGTGGCAACCAATTCCAACAGTTTATGTAGGTGGCCAAGACGTAGTTTCATATACCGGAGGTTCATACATAAAAATCGGGGACGGTAACTCTGGCAGTGCTCCTCCAGACGATCCAGTAAGATGGGGTTTAGTTGCTGACAAAGGCTCATCAGGAACTTCTGGGTTAGCTGGAACATCAGGACAATCTGGTACTTCAGGTACATCCGGAAATGGAACATCAGGAACATCAGGTGAAACTGGAACATCTGGATCAACCGGTACTTCAGGAAGCTCTGGATCTACAGGAACATCAGGATCTTCGGGGCAATCTGGTGCTGCGGGGACATCAGGGACTTCAAGCAACGGAACATCTGGTACTTCTTTCAGCTCACCATATTCAGGTAACTTAAATGTAACATCTGGACAAGCTTGGGTTAGCGCAGATGCTAATGGTAATACTACTTCATCAACCACGGTAAACTGGAACGATAGTAATGTTCAAACTTTTACTCTAAATGCAGCAACAACTACATTTACATTTAGTAACGGTCAAGCAGGTGCTACATATATTTTAATAATAAGACAAAATGCATCAGGTTCTCAAGTTATAACATGGCCTGGAACAGTTGCATGGACAGGCGCAGCTACTCCAACGATGACCTCGACTGCTAGCCGATATGATGTTTTCACTTTCATTTTTGATGGTAGCAAGTATTTTGGTTCCTATATACAAAACTTCATATAATGATAGTATTTCCGTTTTCTTTTAAGAAAATGCCAGCATCAGCATCTTTTCTTGAGATTTTTACTACAGTTGGCACTACCACATGGACTGCACCGGCTAACGTTAATTCTGTCGAATATTTAGTAGTCGGCGGTGGTGGAGGTGGCGGTAACGGCTATGATAATGCTGGTGGTGGAGGAGGTGGAGGAGGTATGGTATTAACAGGAACCCTATCGGTAGTACCTGGAGCTTCATATGTGGTAACAGTAGGCGACGGCGGTCTTGGTGGAGCTAATGCTAGAGCCAATAATGCAGGCCTTCCGGGAGATAATAGCGTATTTAGCTCAATAACAGCCCTTGGCGGGGGTAATGGCTTAGGATCAAGAACTGGAGGTGTAGCCGGGGTTGCGCAGATCAGTAATACTTCTTCCGCTACAGGTGGTAGTGGTTCAGGTGGAGGTAACGGTGGAAAGGGAGGTGGAGGAGCAGGGGGAGCTGGTTCTGCCAACTCAGTAGCAACAGGTGGAGCGGGTGGTTCAGGAATCAGTTCTTCTCTCAGTGGTTCAGAGGTTATTTATGGTGTAGGTGGTGCAGGAGGAAATGCTGGCACTCAAAATGGTGGTGCATCCGGATCGACCAACACAGGTAATGGTGGGCAAGCTGGTGGCGCTGCATCTAGTAACTCAGTAGGTGGTGGTAAAGGAGGATCTGGAATAGTTGTTATTAAACTTATATCTGTAACATTTTCTCAAGCATTCGTACAAGGAGTAGCCCCCACGACAACAGTAGAAACTGCATGGAATACCTTTAGGGCTTCTTTAACCGGATCATATACAACATTTACTATGTCTAGCACGAACGGTACTTCGATTACAGTTACAGATCCTACTAAAGTACAAACACTTGCAAATAATCTAAGAACCGGAACAGCGGGGAGCGTTACCATCGGATCTACCTTATGGTTAGTCGGAGTAGGATGTGGCACACCTAAGATAGGCGGTACAGCTGTTGAATTTTCTAATATAGGAAGTTGTTCAGGCTCTAGTACAGTTGCACTTAGACCGATGATCAATAACTTAAACTGGGGTGGTATAGGAACAGGATCTACTGTCAATCAAGCTTCACAAACTATAACACTAATATTCTTTTAATATGTACTATATAGCTTACGTAACTGATTTAAAATCACCAGTTTCTCCTGAACTTGATAATTTAACACAGGAAGAAGCTATGTCATGGATGATAAATTTTGGTAATATCGTCGATTATACTATTGTCCAGAAAATGTAAATTAGGAAGTATCAATAATTGATTGAATACCTTCTAAAATTTTCGATATATAATGAATATGCTGACTTTAAAGACTAAAAGCTTAAAGAATGGTTTTAAATCGTAGATATATAGAATAAAAATAAATCCCTCAAAATGGATAGAATTAACTTTGACAATAATCTAGACCAAATTAAAATGGAAAAGGCTAAGGCTGCTGCAAACAGTTTAAATGAAAGTTGGGCAGGAACCAAGGCATTTGGACCAGGCACAGCTGGATCCTACGTTGATGGTCTACAAAAAGAGATTGCTCAAGCATCTGCTCAAGGAACTAAGATATCTAAACCAACTTTCTCTGTTGGTGTTTTAGAAACTGCAATGGCTTTGAATAATACATCTTTCGTTGAATTACATGAAGCTAAGATTTTGGTTGAAAAATACATTCATCATGCATCAATTAAAGGAGTTTCTGAAGCTTTCTTAATTGAATCTATGATTTCAGAATTGGAAAATTTTAGCTGGGAAAAACACGCTAAAAGCTCTTTAGTTAATCTAAAGAAGATTTACGAAAAAAACAGAAAAGAAATCGAAGTTGCTAAGGCAATCGAAGATATTAATAGATCAGGAGGCAGAGACCTTTTCTCTTCTATTGTTGAATCAATGAGAACTTGGTTAGACACAGAGAACAGGGTTTCTGAGAAACTGGTTAATGACCTTAAAAAATGGTCCTTCAATCCAACAGTTAGAAGCTTGGTTGAGAAGTTTACACAGCTTGAGGGAAGCAATGGTAAATTCTCTATCAATGTTAATTCTGAAAATTGCGAGGTAAAATCTATCATAGCGCCAAGTTTAGTTTTTGAGAACCATTCGGTTTTTGTTACTTCAGATAGATTCTTCAAGGCAACTCAAAGAGGCGTATCTGTTATGGAAAGAGCAGAAGCTTCTAAACTCCCTGGAAAATTCTTAAAAGCAGCTTTATCACTTAGCAATCCTGCTGTAAGAATTAACGAGAATGGTTTAGATATGTTCATCGGGAAAAATAAGCTTTCTGTAGTTTTTGAAAGTGACACCGAAACAAAGGCAGTATTCCTTAACGGAAAAAGAATTCCAGAAGACAGATTAGGATTTATCCTTTCTATGGAATTGAGAAATTCGTTCCAATCTTCTGCAAGTATAGTAGAACAAGCTACTGAAGTAGTAAAAGCTGCTAATTTCCTTTCTGAAATTGATTTTGGTAAAAAAATCGTTTCTAAAATATACGAAGGGGTAGAAGCTAACGTATTTAGATTCGGACAAAAAGTTTATGTTCACAAAGTTAACCCAGCTATGAAGAAGAATGATTTATTCGAGGGTAACGGAACACAGGCAGTTAATATAGTTAAAGAATTTTTAGGATTTGATATTTCTGAATCAATGTCAGATATTCTAGAAAACGAAGATAGAGCTTTAGCTATCATGAGAAACGATAAGCAAGCTATTAAGAACAACATGTCTATTGTTGAAAGTGAAATGGCAAAAATTGCAAAAGCAATTCAGGATAATCCATCTCTTACTGGATCTCAAGAGATTAAAGAAGCTCAAGCAATGCTTCAAAAAGAATCTGAATCTCTAAAAGATAAATGGAACCAAATCAATGTTGAAATCGAGAGATTTGAAAAGTATGCTAAAAAGGTTTCTTCAGTTAACGAAAGTGACGGATATCAAATAAACACAGACGTTAAGATCAGAAGAAACGGAGAAAAAGGTAAGGTTGTAGGGGTTAACGGTAATTCTAAAACATACACTGTTATGTTTGAAAACGGTAGAACGGGAGAATACTTCTTTAATGATGTAGTTGATATTTCAGACGAAATTGAAAACATTGAACTTAAACCAGTAAATGATCTAGGCGAAGAATCAATCGAAAACATAGAAATAGAAGGATCAGAAGCAAACGAAGGCCTAGATGCTGATATGAATTTAGCTGAGGCACCTTCTAAATCTGCTGGGGGATCTGCTAAAGATATTGATAATTTAGGAAATCATAACCTATCTGAAGCCCCTAATAAGCAAGCTAAATCTGCTAAAGATCCTAGAGGAGTAACTGGAAATCATGAATTAGCTTCCGCTCCAGAGGGAAAATCTGGAAAAGATAAAAAATTCATCGATAAAGAAGGTAATATGAACCTGGCAGAAGCTCCTGGCACAAGTGCAGGCGCAGCTCCTAAATTTATTGACAATTTGAAAAATCACAAACTTTCTGAATCACAAAAGAATTCGCATGTTGAAAAAGCACCTAAAGGAAAATCTGAAAAACCTAAAAAATTCGTAGAAGATTTAGATGATGCTGAATTAGCAGAAGCACCAGGTAATCACAAGAAAAATGGCAAGAAAGATCATGAACCTCTTAACAGAGCAACCCTTGCAAAAGCACCTGCTTCAAAAAAAAAGTAAATAGTATTTCTGAAAATTACGAAAAGTTCGTTTCTGAGGGTATCGGAAACGAACTTTTTCTTTTCCAGGAAGACCTACAAGACATTTTAGGTAAATTAAAAGAATTGGAAACAACTAGTCATGCTAGTAGTAAGATAGGATTGAGTACTATTGAAGACTCAATAAAAAACCTAGAAGCCCTAAAAAAAGATGTTGAAGGCCAGATAGGCAAACTAGAAAATAATTTCCCACAAAACTAATGGAGTATGTTAAAAACAAAGAGCTTAAAAGGGCATTGCTAGAATCCAAAGAAAAAGGAAGATTGACAGCAGAAACGGTAAAGATGTTTACACTTATTGTTAATGGTCTTTCTAAAACTAAATCTTATCGAGATATCGAAGATAAAGAGGATTGTATTGCTTTCGGAATGGAGGATCTAATTAAATATTGGGACAGATTCGATCCCAATAAATCAGACAACCCGTTCGCATTTATCTCACAGATAGCTAAAAATGGTATGCAAAAAGGATGGAAAAAAATACATTCTACAAGATCTATAAAAACAATATCTTTTTCTAGGTTAACTAGAGATGATAATCAGAACTTCAATGTCTAAAATTAATATCAAAAATATTAAGCCCAATGGTAAATTTAAATCAGGAAAGTTTGTACCAACTAATCCGGAAAAGTATATTGGGGATATTCATGATATAATTTATAGATCCTCTTGGGAAGGAAGATTTTGTCAATACTGTGACCAAAATCCAAATATTTTAAAATGGGCATCAGAAGCTGTTCAAATAGAATATTGGAATCCCATCGATAAAAAAACACACACATATCATCCCGATTATTATATAAAGGTAAAAAAAGCTGACGGATCAACAGAGGACTGGATTCTTGAAATTAAGCCATCTGCTCAGTACAAATTGGAAAAAAAACCAACAATCTCCGGAAACTTAACTGAGAAGAAGGTTAGATCTTATAATCAAGCCATGGAAATATGGATTGTTAACAGAGCTAAATTTGATGCTGCGACTCGTTTTGCTAAGCACAATGGCTATAGATTTGGTGCCGTTGATGAAAATTTTATCTTTAGATAATGGATTTTAAAAGGGAAATTAGAGAGGCAATAGAAAAGGCTGGATCTCCTGGAAAATTGACAGAGGAGAGTTTTTTACATTATACCAATAATTATTCAGTTTTAAAAAAATCTGAATCTATAAAGAATTTAATTCAGGGGAAAATATTTACTTTTTACTACGATTCCCCAAAGAGAAAGGACCAGGAATTTGTTAATAAAAGACCCGTCATATTTTATGAAGGATCTGAGATTAGCCCAGAAAGATCCATTATTAAAGGAGTAGATTTGGTCCTATTAACACCAAGAGACCGAACTAATTTTTTTATTAGGCTCTATACTATATTTGGTAAAATCATGGAGCAAAATGAAAAGAGAGAGATTTCATCCCAAATGCCTCTCAGATTCGATTCTGAGATTTTAGAAACTTTAATGGGAGGAGTCAAGTATAATCATGCATACCGTGGTTACAAGTTGGAAAAGATAAAGGGTCTTTCCGAAATACCAAGCGATGAATGGAAGTATTTAGTGTATCTAGATACTAAGTCTTTAGAGGGGGCTATTTTGAATGATATATACAATAAATTCGGATAATGGCAGGATTTTTAGAAAACAACAGAAATAATCCATTTTTTAGCAACGTTCTAAGTGCTCTTAGAAAAATAGGGTCATTTGGGATGAGCTATGGGGATATGGTTGTTAAAAACTCCCAGGCCGTTGGTACTACTGAAGCGATTTTCACGCAAAAGGGTGGAATTCTGGACGAAAATTTCCTTTATACCCTCAGAAAAGCTGACACTACTGCGAAACAGTATATTGCTTATTTCGATAAAGATTACAAGAACAAAAAGACCTATTTAAGAAATTTTGCTCTTAACCCCGAAATTGAATTTATCCTCGATACAGTTTGTGACGAAGCGATAGTTTATGATGATAAAAACTTTTTCTCCTATTTTGTTAGTACAGACATTCATGGGATTGGGGAGAAAAAAGAAGCTAAAATTCAAGAAAGGTATAAAGAGATCTATAATTTATTTGGATTTAATCAGGACATTTCAGGATGGCATTTTTTTAGAAACTTCCTCATTGATGGTATTCTGGCATTTGAAATTATTTTTGACACAAAGGGAAAAAATATTATTGGGTTTAAGGAATTAGACCCAGCATCTCTTCTTCCGTCTGTCGAAAAACAGATGGATGGATCTTTTGTTGAGTGCTGGATACAATATCCAGATAACCCTGCTCTAACCAGAAAATTATATGATTCTCAGATCATTTATATTTCCTATGCAAAGGGAAATACAATGACGAGGGTAAGCTATATCGAAAGATTAATTAGATCGTTTAATCTTTTGAGAATCATGGAACACACCAGGGTGATCTGGAATGTAATGAATTCTTCCTATAGAATGACCATGACAGTTCCGATCGGAACTAAATCACCACAAAAGGCCAAGCAAAGTCTTGCAGAATTAATGAGTATCTATAAAGAAGATATCAGATTAGATTCGGATTCTGGTGAACTTTTCGTAAACGGTAGACCTAACATTCAGTTCTTCAAGAATTATTTAATGCCTTCAACCCCGAACGGAACACCAGACATTGCTCCATTAGCAGGATCCGGGGACGCAACACCTTTTAGCGATCTTAAAGCTTTAGCTTATTTTGCTGATAAATTAAAACTTGATTCTAAAATTCCATATTCGAGATTTGATCGTGAAGATAGAGGAACACAAGGAACTTTTAGTGGTAACGCAGAAGGATTGGATCAAGAAGAAATAAGATTCTTTAAATTTATAACCAGATTAAGATCTATCTTCCAGGACATTCTTGTAAAACCCCTTTGGATCCAATTTTGTTTGGATTATCCGGAGCATAAGAAGGATTTTATGGTTAAGAGTCAATTTGGTTTGGATTATGTGAAAGATAATTCTTTTGCTGAAATAAGATACATGGAGATTCTAAATGCTAGAAAAGATCAGGTAACAAAAATTTCAGGATTGACTGATTCTGAAGGTAAACCTTATTTTTCATTAAGATATGTGCTCGACAAGTACTTAGGTATGACTGACGATGACAGGGTAGCTAACGAGAAAGCCAAGGAAAGAGATGCTGAGAAAAAGAAGAAAGCCGCTGAAGAGGAAGCTAAAAAAGCAGCAGAGACGGCTCCAGCGGCAGAAGAAGGAGCAGGAACAGAAGGAGCAGGAACAGAAGGAGGAGACGAATTTAAACTTTAATAAATGGCAGGATTTATAGATGATTTTTCACAAAGGAATCCTAATATAGGAAAGATCCTTAAGAGTGTGAGCAAGATAGGAAGCTTCGGAATGGAGTATAAGGATCTTGTTGTGAAAAATTCACAGGCCATTGGTGTTTCCGAAGCAATGATGAGGGAAAGAATGGGTCTTACCGATTCAGATGAAGATTTCATTTTTAGTTTGGCTTCTCAAGACACTAGTAACAGAAAGTATATTGCTTACTTTGATAAAGACTATCCTTTTAAGAGAGAGTTTTTACGCAGGTTTGCTTTAAATGCAGAAATAGAATGGATCCTTGATATTCTTGCTGATGAAGCTATAGTTTACGATGATAGAAATTTTTGTTGTAGTCTATCTCTTGTTAATATGGATCTCAAAGAAGATGTTGTTGATTCATTAAGAGATAACTTTAGAAAAATGTATATCTCCCATGGATTTAATAATGGGATATCCGCTTGGCAATATTTTAGACAGTTTTTAATTGACGGATTTTTATCTTTCGAAATTGTTTATTCTGATGATGGAAGGCAAATTGTAGGATTTAAAGAATTGGATCCAACATCATTGACCCCGACAACAGAAAGAAACCAGTCGGGGGAGACGATTCCTATCTGGATTCAATATTATGGAGATAGTACTAGAGAAAGAAGGCTTTACGATTCTCAAGTCATTTATATTTCATTTGCCAAAGGAAATAGCGCTAGTAGAACTAGTTACTGTGAAAGATTGATACGTTCACATAATCTTTTAAAGATTATGGAGCATACCAGAATTATCTGGAATGTGATGAATGCCTCTTTCAGAATTAAGATGACAATTCCAGTTGGATCTAGATCTCCACAAAAAGCAAAAGAGACTTTAGGTGAATTGATGACCATGTATAAAGAGGATATCAAATTAAACACAGAATCAGGCGAACTGAGTGTTAACGGAAGACCCAATTTACAGTTTTATAAAAACTATCTTTTCCCAGTTCAAGGTGGGGAATCTCCTAAGATTGAGACCATCAATTCTGCTGGACCAAATCTTAATATCATAGATGCT